GACAAAACGGGGAATGATCAGTTGGAGCAAATCGACCGCGATCAGGGCCAAAAAACCGCAGGCCAGGCGCAGCCAGTGGCTCCGAAAAGCGGGTCGCAGCAACCGCAGCAGGGAGGCAAGAGTGGCTCCCTGGCCATTCCCAGAGGAATGCCGGGGATCAGTACCGGCTGGGGGGGAAGCCGTCATCGCACCGAATAAAGCAGCTCTTCGTAGGCTGATAAAAAATCTTCTATATCCATAATATAGTTCAATCTTTTTTTGATACCCCCTGGTAACTGGTTACCAGGGGGTCTTTCAGGTGGGCCACGGCGGAGCGTCTTCCGGCTGTGCTGGTGTGCTGGTAGACCATGAGGGTCATGTCCGGGCTGGCGTGGCCGAGGATCTCGGATACGCTCTTGAGGTCGGCGCCGGCATCGAGCATGGTGGTGGCAGCCATGTGGCGGAGATCGTACAGGCGCAGGCGGCGCGAGATCCCGGCCAGGGCCTTGGCCCGCTTCCAGCTGTGCATCAGCTGGGCCACCGGCTTGCCCCGGTAATGGATAACCGCGCCCAGGTGGCCGCGCTCCCGGTCCTCGGCCAGCCATTGCCGCAGCAGGGTATCCAAACCATCGGCAATCGGCACCACCCTCGCCCGCATTCCTCCCTTTTTGGCGCTTTGAACGAAGATGGTGCCGTTGATCAGGTCCACCTGCTCCCACCGCAGCGCCAGCAGCTCGGACGGCCCAGGCCGCATGCCGGTGTAGTAGCCGAGCATGATCGCCCGTTGCAGGTGCGGCAGGGCATGCTGATGGATTGCTGCCAGCTCGGCCTCGGTGGGTGGGGTGATGATGGTTATATCGCGGCGCGGAAACTGATAGTCCACCATTGGGTTGAGCGGGATTTTCTTGCGCCGCACCGCCCAGCGGATGATCGCCCGGACAATGGTCAGCTCCCGATGAATAGTCGATGTTTTAACAGTGGCCGAGCGGTCGACCACATAGCGGTCGAGCCGGTCCGGGGTGATCCGCTGCCAGGGCAACCGGCCCAGGGCGGGCAGAATGTTGGCCGCCAGCTTGATGATGGTTTGCTCCTTGGTGGATTTGGTCATCGATGCCGACAGGGCCACCATGTAGCCCTCAGCCAGCTCCTCGAACAGCACGCCGCCGCTCTCGCTCCCCTGCCCCATCCCCAGCTCGATGTTGCGCCTGGCCGCCGCTTCCTGCGCCGCCTCGCCCCGCCCAAAGTATTCCCTGGTCCGCTCCGGATCGCCCCGGTTGACCCCCTTGGCGTACTTAACGATCCAGCGGCCGTCTTTGAGCTGGTGGACGCTCATGGTTCAAAAACTCTGCATGATCCCCGGCTGTTTTCCTTCCGGGGTGTCGTTGAGCGAGCCGTTGTTTGCTGCACTCTTTAAACGATAAAGGGTGTGTCCTTGCCACCTTTCTCCGGTTCCGGTGCCGTTGGGCCGCTGATGGATGCGGACAATGGTGTCTTTGTTGAGGTCGCAGCCAAAGACCACGGTGTCGAGGTTGGTGCTGTATGTGATTTGATAGCCGCCGTGGCCTGGGTTGCTTTCTATCAGCTTGATAATTGCCTGGGCCTGGCTCATTGACCCGAAACCTTCCGACTTGTTGCCCAGGTCAATGCTTATCTGGGCCTTGGCAGTCACACTCAACAGTAAAATGGTGATGATCAGTAGTAGTTTTTTTATGGTTTCCATGCCCTTCCTGCGGATGCATCCATAATGTATCTGGTTGTACCACTCCCACCCCGATATTCGATACATGGTTTGCTGACTTTGACGCTCATGGCCTTTATTTCGTCGGCATGTTGGTGGTTCCTCGCATCACCAAATCCAAAATAACCAGGATAGTAACCAAGATGCTTACGCCCGAAAATATTTTGACGGTCCTGCTTACATCTTCCTGGCCAGAGAGATGTAACAGCCTGGTAATGATGTAGCAGCCGACCATGGCCCCTATTTCTGGGATCATTTTTTACCCCTATGAATTTATTATCCTCACGGCGCAAACTTTAAATTTTGAACGCCGCCCTCGCCCAGTGGTTTTCTGATATTATATGGATGTTCTTTTGCCCGCCGCTCTTTAAAAAAACAGCCTCCTCGATTTTTCGACCGTGAGTCGAGTGCGCCCAGGCATTGGTGCACAGAGTACCAACAACCAGGTAGTCGACTCGCCAGTTGATTCTGGATTCAATAGTTCCTCCAAGTTCCCGGACAACCTTTTCGCAAACCTTCCTCGGGCCGAATGCAAACTGACCGGTAAAGCAAAAACCCTTGCCGGTAAAAATCACCCCTGGTGCTGGTTGGCAAAAAGGGAGATCGGTCGAATAACCCTCCTGTGATGTTTCCCGTGTTTCTCCGTGGAGTGTGCCAAGCAGGTACAAAAGCTCTTTCCGCTCGTCTTCATCGAGCACCCCATCGGAAAACATCTCTCTGATGCGGGAAAAAAGAACCTTTGATACGACATTTGTCTCTTGGTTGATGTTTTTTTTGAGCCATTTAAAAATTGTTTCCGCCTCTTCTGTTGTCACCACACCATCTTCCAGGGCTTTTTTTGATAGGGCTATTAACTCATCGTTGATGCAATCGGTTTCAATCCCCATCCGGACAATCATCTCAATTTGGCCATCGGAAAGATTGTTGACGATGTCATTTTTAGGCCATCCTCTTACAATCTTCACGCCTTGTGGTGTTATCTGCAAAGCCATTTTATGCCCCTTTTAGGTGATCTTACCTATTTACTTTTCGTGTCCGTTTGCCGAAAATTGGTTAGTTGGTGTATCCAAATGATCGGACACCGCCCGTTTTTTTTCCAAGAATTCTGAAAATGTCGGGTATTGCCGTGCCAGGTCGAAAATGAAAGGAAGGATCTGGTCAGGATCATTTCCAAAGTAGTCATCCATCCACTCTATAAGCATCCGCAGGCTGTTGTCTTTTTGGGTAATTTGCTTTCCGGCCTCTAGCAGCCGCCGTTTTTTTCCCTTGTTTCCAGGCTCAATAGTGGCAAGCACTTTTTTGGAGACTGCCTCCGTTTTTGATTCCGCTTCTATTTCCCCTTTTCCATATTTTAACCACTCAAAACTACACCCAAGAACTTCAGATAATTTTCTTAAGCTGTCGTCATTAGGGTCGATCTTCTTTTTTTTCCATCTCGATATTGTTCCGTTGTCGATACCAGTGGCAGCGGACAATTCTTTTTGGGTCCGCAGTCTTTTTAAATACATAGCCTCCCGTAATCGTTCAAAAAATAAATTATCCATGTTGATGCCTATTTTATTTGTTGCGTCCTGCCTATTTTATTTGTATTAATTAGGCATGGAACCAAAAGAGATAACAAAGGCGCTTAAAAAAGTAGGCGGAGTCAAGTTCATCGCAAGAGAGCTTGATGTTAAGCCTCCAACAGTCAGTCAGGTGATACACCGAGTCCGCGTAACCGAGAGGATTCGGAAAGCCATCGCCAAGGCCATAGAGTTGCCGGTTGAAAAAGTTTTTCCCGAAAACCAAGAAACCAAAGAGGCAGCATGAACGTAATCGGCAAGACGTATCGGTACAGGACCATCTACCAGAACGAATTTAAGGAGTCGAAAATCGTTTCCGAGCGCATCATTGAGGCGTGGGGGAAAAAAGCGCATGTCATTGTGCTTGAAAACGGAGACGAAATTAATGACCCGCAGCCTCATGGTTTGCGCGACTGATCGATGGTTTCCGTAAGGTCTCTTATGGCGGCGGCGATATCGCCCATTGATTCAGCGACGCTGCTTATCGATGCAGCAATTGCCCGGCCGGAGTCATTGACCGAGAAGGAGAGGTCCTCGATAGCGCCCTTGCCGTTCTCGGTTATGGAGGCGCCACCGAAACTCAAGAGCCGTAGCTCACGCGCCAGAGCGTAGATAGCGTCTGCCATCCCGTCTTGTTCGTGTTGTTGGTCGTTTTGCATTGTGTTCTCCGTGCAAAAAAAACAAAAAAAGTCCCGCACCCTGAGCAGACCTCGGGCGTTGATGCTGGCAGGCATACGACGAGTCTATCAGGGTCCGGGCAATTTTGGCAAATAAAATCCTTTTCCATGATGCCATCATATCACCCTAAACGGTCAAATCCATGACACAACAACAGCCCAAAATGCAGCCGTGGCAAGTGTTTCACGGGGCCAGAAAAGCAATGGGAGCGGCGACGGTGGCCCGCATCTTCAACCGGTCGATCCGGTCGGCGCACGACTGGGCCCAGGACCCAACCTGCACAGAGGTGCGCTGCAAGAGCCCCCTGGAGTTGCTCCATGCCCTCTTTGAGCGCATGGATGCCGTTGGTTATGGCTATGCCGCCAGGGCTGCGATCCGGTATCTGGAGACAGCCCTCGATCATGAGGTGGTGGTTGATGCCATCCCGACAGTCAAGGCCACTATGGAGCAAGAGGTTTTGGCCGACTATGCCGCAGTGGCTGCGCTGCAACGGGCCATTGAGGCCGAGGAGGCAATCGACACGGTGCATGAGCTCAAACATGCGGCAATGGATGAGATCGACCGCACCTTTGCCAAGTATAGCCAGCGCTATCTATAGTCGCCGTGGGCCTGCGCACCGTCACCCAGGGGCAGATCGTGGCCGCCATGCTGCGGCTCATCGCCGGTCAGCTGGTCAAGCTGGCCTCGACCCTGGAAGAGGAGCAGGCTGTCGGCAAGCAGAAGCCCACCAAGCGCCGCACCCCCGCAGAATACAAAGAGCATCTCAGGAGACTGACCCAATGAACAGGCACCGCCACGGCCTTACTGATCGTGAGATTGAGAGCATGCTGATCGAATCGTTTATCCCGGTCCTGTTCGTACTGATGCTGGTTGTAACCACCCTCCTCACCCTCGCCGGGATCGCGTGCGCCCCTGCTGCGCGTCCGGTCCTCGCCTCCACCTCCAACCCAATCTCCTTACACAGCCAAACAGCGGCCGCCAGCGAGCAAGCGGGGGAGCTGGCCGCTTATTACCGGGAGGTGTTCTGATGATCTCGCTTGTTTCCTGGTATGTGAGCTATGGGGGTTGGGTTTTTGCCCTTTACAATGCGCCCCCCGCACCCCCGTTAGAAGCCGTGCCGGCCAAACACAATAGGGCTTGTGGGCCGCAGAAAAGGATCGGGTCCTTCTGGGGGGCCAAGCAATCACGGGTACATCGGACCTCGGTAAACGCGCGCGGAGAATTTTTTAGTTTCGCCGGAAAAACGGAATAGATGGTAATATCGGGTGGTTATGTCTATGGCAACAGGTGGGGAGGCTGAGGTAATGACTAAGATGTCGGTAAAATGTCCTAGGTGCCAGGCGAAACTGGCGCATAAGGACGGTGTAACTACCAAAGGTAAGCAGCGGTACCGGTGCAGAATATGCGGGAAATCATACATTGCGGTCCGTGCCGGCATCAACCCGCTGGTTGCCGAGATCGCCGCGGCGCTGCTGATCGAAGGTATCCCGGTACCGACCATCACCAAGGTAATGAGTCCTCACTGCAGCCGCCGATGGATTTACAACCTCAAAGCATCGCTTGTGATCAATGCGACCAGGTGACGAGCAGATTGCTGAGATGCAAGAGCAGCTCGAGGCCATGCGTCAGGCCGAGAACATGCTTTTCTCTGATGATCAGCTTCAATCCAGCGCGATCGATACCGCCTTTATCCGCTCATGCCTCTACAACAACGAGCGCGGTGATGGCATCCTCTTCGCCAAGGTCCACCAAGGTAAGTTCGTCATGGTTAAGAACTGGGGGAAAAGCGGCACCTGGCTGCAATGGACCGGCCACCATTGGAAAATCGACAAAAAAGACGAGGCCCACAACGCGGTCGAGGCCGTGGCCCAGCTCTACCTGGGCGAATCTATCAAGATCAAAAAAGTCTGTGAAGACCCGAAAACCGACAAAGAAGAGCGCAAAAAGCTCGACCGCGAGCGCAATCTCTACCTTAAAAGGGTCAACAAACTCCGTTCCGTGGCCGGCGCCCGCAACTGCCTGGAGTGGGCCACCCGCATCGGGCCGCTATCCCTGGCCATCATCGGTGACGACATCGATCTCCACCCTTGGCTACTGCCATGCAGTAACGGGGTGATAGATCTCCGCACCGCCAAGTTCTCACCTGGCCGCCCCAGCGATTACCTCTTGCGCGCCATCCCGGTGGAGTGGCAAGGAATCGACCATCCCTGCCCGACCTACGACCGTTTTTTCGATGAGATCCACCTTGCCGACCAGGAGCTGATCGACTACCTCGATCGTCTCTTCGGTTACACCCTCACCGGCCTGACCACCAACCATTTCATCGGCGTTTTTCTCGGCGAGGGCCGCAACGGCAAGGGCACCCTGTTTGAGACCCTGCGCTACATCATGGGCGACCTCGCCTGGAATATCTCCCCCGAGTTGCTGATCGAACAGAAAAACATCCGCAGCAGCGCCGGTCCCTCTCCTGACCTTATCAGCCTCCAGGGCCGCCGCATGGTGATAGCCTCGGAGTGCGACGACAACCGCCGCATCTCCGGCCAACAGGTCAAGCGGCTCACCGGCGGCGATACCATCAACGCCCGGGCGCCGCACGATCGCGACGAGACCAACTTCGACGCCACCTGGAAGATCTTTTTTTACTCCAACTACATCCCCAAGGGCATGGCCTCGGGTTTCGCGCTGGCCGATCGCCTGGTCTACGTCCAGTATCCGCTCAAGTTTGTCGAAAATCCGGACCCGGATGATCCCACCCAGCGCCCACGAGATCCCGAGTTGCCGGCCAAGCTCAAGAGCGAGGCCGCAGGCATCCTAGCTCGCCTGGTGCGCGGATGCATCGCCTTCCAGGAGATGGGAGGCCTCCACCCTCCGGAGACCATCAAGGCCGCGGTGTCGCAGCTCCAGAAATCGGAGGACACTTTCCGCCAGTTCTTCGAGGAGATGGTCGAGCCGGTCCTGGATCCGCGCGACCCCAAGCAGCTGGACCAGGAGGCAAGGGTCGCCTTCAAGGATTTGTACGGCGCCTTTTCCACCTGGTACCACGACGAGGTCAGCGAGGTGGACAAGTACCGGCCCACCAAGAAAGCGGTCTCGGCCTGGCTCGAGAAGCACGGCTACGAGCGCCGCAAACCTTCAGGCGTTGCCACAGTTTACGGGATTAAACTCCTGATTGGCGGTGATTTATGATGACCTTTCGGAATTCTTTTGGACGGCTTTCCACGGGGGCGGACCATGATGAGAGTAAAGGCCAAAAAATCGTCATAAATCGTCATCATCGTTTGATATCGGATAGTTATAACCGATATGACGATTATTCCGCGCACACGTGTGTATTTTTACTACTCCTTTATTCTCTTTTCTCGCATGTATTTTATAAGATAATCGTAATATCTAATATAAGTATATGTAATTATTCAATGATGACGATTTATGACGATTCATGCCCCCTAAAATCGTCATGGAGATTGTAACCATGCACTCGCTTCTCGCTGGTCAGTCTTATCGCCGGGTCGGCAACAGTGGCAGCCGGGGTCCGGAGTGGCAGGGGCCGTGCCCGGTCTGCGGCGGTCGGGATAGGTTCCACCTCTGGCCGGAGCAGGGGGCTGGAACCTTCTGGTGCCGAATGTGCGAGAAGGGCGGCGACTTGGTCGAGTACTACCGCTGGAAAGACGGCCTCAGCTACCGCGATGCCTGCGCCCGGGCCGGGGTCGATGCCCGCACCTATGCGCCGCAGAGCGCCCCGACCGCGCGGGCTGTCGGCAGTGTCGCCAGCTTTGTGCCGCGGCAGGCGGATCCGGCCGCGCCGGTCTGGTCCGAGCATGCCGCCAAGTTCGCCGACTGGTGCCATGTCCAGCTGCTCAACACCCCGACCCAGTTGGCCTGGCTGGCGGCGCGCGGCATTGATGCCGGCCTGGTCGCCCGTTTCGGCCTGGGCTGGAATCCGGCCGACACCTGGCGGGCGCGGGAGGCTTTGGGCCTGCCGACCTTGCTCAACACCTCCACCGGCAAGCCGAAGAAACTGTGGCTGCCCCAGGGCCTGGTCATCCCGCAGTATATCGGCGGCACGGTCGCCCGCCTGCGGATCCGCCGACCCAACGGCGAGCCGAAATACTACGTGGTCCCAGGCTCGGGCCAGGAACCCTTTGTCACCGAGGAGAGCAACGCCTATGTGGTCGTGGAATCGGAGTTGGACGCGATATCCCTGGCTGGTGCGGCCTTGGGATTGGCGGGGGTTGTCGCTATGGGCAATTCAACGGCTAAACCGACTGCGGCCCTCTGGAAGCTCCTCCAGCGCGCGGTCCATGTCTCGGTGTCGCTCGACAGCGATGAGCCTAAAAAAAACCAACAGACGGGCAAAATGGAGGCCCCAGGGGCCTCCGCATCGCGCTGGTGGCTGGCCAATGTGCCCACCGCTGAGCGGGTGCCGGTAATCGGCGGCAAGGATCCTGGCGAGGCGTATAAAGCCGGGGTCGACCTCCGCGCCTGGGTGTTGGCTGGTCTGCCTCCCCGGTTCCACCTCAAGGAGCGGATGGCGCGTGGTGCGGAGCCGCCAGCCGAGACATCCGTTCCCAAATCCGCGCCGCTCGTCTCGGAAAAGCCGGAAATCGTCTCACCCCAGGCCTCAAACGATGTCGAAAAACAAGAACCCGACGTCAATCACCGCATCATCACCCTGATCGATGGCCGGGAAATCAACATCACCGACAGCCGCGCTCTGTGGGATGAGCTCACCGCCGCCGGCGAAATCGTGTTCAGCGAGCAGGAGCTGTTCCGCCTCCAGGCCGCCTGCGCGGGCATGACTCCGGATGAAAGCGCCGCCGCAGCCATGCAGGTGGTGGATATGAAAGAAATATTTCAGGGCGCCTATGTGCGGCGGGGAGAGGTAACCGCTTGATGCAGATCACCCACAAAAAACCCGCCACCCTCATCGAGCAGGCCTCGCCCTGCTCTACCGCCGGCGTGGCTCCGGATGATGAGCAGCCAGATGAAAACCAGGAAGATATCTTCGCCACCCGCCTCGATGCCTGGCAGTATCTCCAGGACTCGGGCTGGCAGATCGGGCGCTCGCAGTTTTACCAGCACTGCAAGGAAGGGCGGCTGCTGCGGGACCGCAAAACCGGCAAGTATCTGCAGGCCGCGGTCGATAAATACGCGGCGCTCCACTGCCGCCTGGCCGAGACCGGGGAGAAGGTCGATGGCAAGCTCAGCCGGATGGCCGAGGACAAGGCCACCACCGAACTGCAACGGGAAAAGGTCCGCCTGGAGCGGGAGCAGCACGAACTGGCGGTGCGCAAGGGCGAGTATGTCCAGCGCGATGAGGTCGAGTTGATGATTATCGGCCGGGCGGTCGCCATGCTCGCCCATCTCAAGGCCATGACCCAGATGCGGAGCGGCGACTGGATCGAGCTGGTGGAGGGCAAGCAGGAACGGGCCCAGGAGTTGATCATCGCCATTAACAACTCCATCGAGGAGCACCTCGTCGCCTTTGCCCGTGATGTCGAGTTCGATGTCATCCTCGAGCGCAACGGGTCGAGGGGCGAGAGGGAAGAATCATGAACAACGCGGCCGCCAAACAGCGGGATCCGGAAGGCAGCGAGGGAATAGTTTCCCTGGAGACCTGCGCTGCCGATCGGCAACACACCAGCGAGGGGATAGGGATCTCGTATAATAAAATCATCACTATCACTGATAGTGAAATCGCTAAAAATAATCGATTGGCGCTGTTGGCGGATATCTATAGCCGGCGTTCAGCTATGAAAAAAACACGGGAAACGGAGGACACAATGGCAAAAGGAAAAACAGCGAGTTGCGATGGTTGCGGGCGGGACAAGCTCAATCTCTCCAGCTGTAGCGGTGATGTGGTCTGCAGTAGTTGCGCCGCCATGTACGGGGCAATCAATAACCGCCTGCCAACCCTGGCGGCGGCGATCAAGCGCCTGGGTAAGGCGGATGAATTAGCGGGTCTGCTTGGCAGTAAAGCTGCCGTTGAGGTCGACACAGCTGCGATGATCAAGGCTGTGGAGACGGCTGAGCGGGAGAGAGACCGCTACCAGACCTTAGCGGATGGCAGGCTGATGTTGCTAGAGGAGATCGCCGAGGCGGTTGGGTATGCCTTCGATGATCGATGGGACGGATTGGTTGAAGCGGTGGCCAACCTGGAATCCGACCGTAACAGGTTGCTGTTGGAATGCCCGCCAAGGAATCTCACCATGGCCCTTGGCCTGCCGGAAGATGCGCTCTGGTCAGTGGTGGAGTATGCCGCCATCCAAACCGCCGCCCTGCTCGAGTATTACCAGGTCGCAAGCGTGGTGCAGGCGGTGGAAAGGTCTGGCCAACCTCAGGAGCAAGACTGGCTGCTTCGTCTGCGCGATCTCCTCGGTATGCCGGTGAGCCGACCGGGAGAGTTGGTTGATGCGGTGGTTTCAAAAATTGAGGAAGGGGACGTGGCTATAAGCCAGCTCGAAGCCATCCGCCAATCATCCGTCGTTACCGATCCTAGCTCCGACCTGGTGGCCGATGTTTTGAATAAGATAGCTTCCCGAGACCGGCTCCTGGAAATGTGCGAACGCTTCGCAGCCGAGAAAAATATCCTCGCCGACCGTGTCTCAGAACTGGAAACCGCGCAAGCAGTCCATGAGCAGGTACTGGAGCAGATCGGCGAGGTTGTCCACTGCGAGGGCTGCCACCCCGGAGAGCTGCCGTCCCGCGTTGCCTCCGCCCTGGTCGGCGGACCGCTGCTCCCGCAACCTACCTCCGTCACTCATCCTTGCCCCCTCGACAGCCACCTCCTCGACCTGGTGCTCGAGTTTCCTGGAATCCCCCTGGATCGGATCGCGTTGATTCGGGAGGCGGTGTGATGGAAACAGTCAGCCTCAAAAACGAAGTTTACTCCAGGTTTCCGCTCCATCCCCAAGCTCTGCGGGGCAAACTGGTGTTTGGAAATATCGAGCAGATCAAGGCGTTGCGCAAGTATGAACAACAGATAGCCGAGTTTGATGATCCTGAGATGCGGGAGTGGATCGTTGACATATCGGTTTCATACGATGAGCGGGTGCGCGTGTTTGCCATATCAGAAGAGGAGGCGGTCGAGAAAGCGTCGCGCGAGTTTGAATATGACGCCTTAGATGTCGATTACAATGCAAACGTCGCGACAAGAAAAAGTGGAACCATGATCCTGGGGGCGGGGTGATGGCCGGCGCCCACGAAACACCCCACCTCTGCGCAAGCTGCGGTTGCGAGATAGACGACGCCTCGTTCGGGCTCTGTGCCCGCTGCGAGGAAAAAATACAGGACGCGGACACGGCCTGGAAACAAACAACAAACCAAAAAGAGGAAAACCATGCACGCCGATGAGTTTAACGAGATCGCCGAGGCCAGGATCGCCCATTGCCGCTCTATCCTGATCGTCAAGGGAAAGGAATACAGCCGGGATGGCGACCGCCTCCACAATTTTAAAACAGCCGCCGCCATCGATGGCGAGACCCCGGAGCAAGCACTGTGGGGCATGGCCAAAAAACACGTGGTCAGTGTCCGCGATATGGTCAATGATATCGAGCGCGGCATCGTGCCCAGCCGCAAGATGCTGGACGAAAAGATAACCGATTGGATCAATTACGGCCTGCTCCTGGAGGGCCTGGTTGAAGAGAGGCGACGAGCACTCGCACCGCCGCAGGAGGTTGAGGCGGCCGCTGTTTCTTGCGACAGAGCGCACTTGCCCTCCGAAGCGCTCGTTAACCTCTGCTGCCGTCAAAACATACCAACCGGGCGCACCAGTGTTTAAGCTCGCCCTGCCCGTGGATGGATGCCGCACTGGTCGGCTGGGTCAGTTGCCGGTGGACGCTGACTACATGGCCGACGTCAAGGCCCGCGCCCGGATGCTGGCCAGGGCCTGCCGTCTGACCGATGGCGAACCGCCTCCACAGCCTGAGCAAGCTGAAGCACCGGTGGCAGCAAATGTTAACAAAAAAGAAGATCAGGAGTAGATATGAGCTATCGGGTGTTTTTTTCGTTTTCAACCGGGTTGTCTGGTCCCATCACAGCCCCTAAAGGAACGATCGAGCGCATAATGGATCATGTTGCCTCGGTCGAGTCGACCCTCGGCATAGAGAAAACGCAATATAAAGACAATCCGCCGCGATGGAAAAGCACTCTGCCCAAAGACGGTGTGGACAATAAAACTTTTTGCGTCGTCGCCGAGGACCATAACGATTTTGTCCGCGAATTATACGATTCCTTTGCATCATGGTACGAAAAACCGTCGACCGATGGCGAAGTAATTACCCCTGAAGACGCCAAAAAATTCTGGCACGGCTTGCAGCTGATCACGGTTCCGCCAGAGCTCTGGACCCGTGAGTATTATGTGGCCAGGATGGAATCCTTGTATGAGGTTATGCGGGGAAGAGAAAGCGAAGGGGTCTCTTTTAACGAAAAGCCGCTGAGCCAGAGACAGGCTGCTCAGGTAATCAACCTGTTTAGTTTCTACCTGGATGTTCACGATTGCCGGCTGGACGTGCCCAAGGGGACCGATTATCTCGCGTCATCCTACGATGGCGGCTATGTGTGGTGTGATAAATGCGGGGCGGTCACGGCAGAACACGCGGATGCCTGCAAAAAACGTGGCTGCCCGGCGAGGGAGGATTGATGATCCAGCAAACCCTCCACCCTTTTCTCCGCGGACTCATGGGAAACCCGACAATCACCCCTCGCCAAGTTGGGTTTCGTGTCTCAACCCAACCTACGGAAATTAATAACTTAAAGGCCTTGATAGGCTCGGAGAGTAGCGATGAAAAATGAAATTCTGCTTGAACTTGCAAATAGATGGATGAGAGACGCAGACCCATCCGAAAAAGTAGAGGACGGGTCTGATGCGGCAAAAATAGGAAACGCGGTGGCTCAAGGGCATCGCGAATGCAAAAGGGAATGCGCGGATACCTTGAGATTGCTGGTTAATGTATTGGGTTAATAACAGAATAACACCCCCATGACCATCCCCCCAACCGACCTCAGCGGCAAAACCCCAAGCGTGCGGATCCGCGCCGACATCCCCTGGTTGCCGGAGCGGTTCCGCAACCGGGGGTCGCGGATCCACATCCGCTTCCGTCCTACCGCGGGCGAGCGCCACATCTACCGCAAGAAAAAACGGGGCTTGCCGTCGGTCTGGGCCGCGAAATACCGCAAGACCACCTACGGGCCGCTCAAGGACAGCTACTACGACCCGGACTTCATGCCGCACATGAACGGCATCATCGACACCTTCATTTTTCCATCGGTCCGGGAGCTGACCAACATCAAGGCCCCTCAGACCGGCGGCTCGGCGGGCATGGAAACCGCGATCGGCTACCTCAGCGACAACGACCCGGCCGACACCCTGATCGTCTATCCGGACCGCGACACCGCCTCCAAGCGCTGCAAGGATTACCTCCAGCCAATGTACAAGACCTCGCCGCGCCTCCGTCGCCTGATGACCGGCATGGATGACGACATGGCCTCCCTGCGAATAAAGCTCAAGACCATGCTCATTTACATGGCCTGGGCCGGCTCGGTCACCAGCATCGGTAACGTCTCGGCCAAATACCTGATTGTCGATGAGTTGGACAAATGCCCGGACCAGCCCTCCAAGAAGGAGGCCGGGTTCGAGGACCTGGTCGGCGAGCGCACCATCAGTTTCGACAAATTCGGCAGCAAGAAATGGTGGAATTCGACCCCCACCGAGGCGCCGTCCAAGATCGCCAATAAGCTCCGCGAGATGGACGTGATTTTCGACTACCACGCCGCCTGCCCGGACTGCCACACCCTGCAACTGATGGAATTCGACCGCATCGATTTCAATGGCTGCCGCGACCCCAAACAGATGCTCAAGGAGAACCTGGCCCGCTACGCCTGCGTGGCCTGCGGCAGCCTTTGGGATGACCGCAAACGGGACCAGGCGGTCCGGGCCGGGAAGCATTTCGCCCGGGACGACGGCCGCGAGCGTACCGTCTATCTCCGAGAGGTGCGCCCGGAAAAGGTGGGGTTTGTCTCACCAGCCTGGATCTCGCCGCTCAACTCGCTGTCCAAGTGCGCCGCCGCCTTCCTCAGGGGACTCAAGGGCAAGAAGGCCCTCAACTATTTCACCACCCAGATCAAGGCCGAGGAGTTCATCCATTACGAAAAACAGCGGGCCGAGGACGTACTCCTCAAACTCAAGGACGACCGCCCCGAGGGCCTGGTCCCCTCCGGCGGCGTAGTGGCCGCCCTGGTCTGCGGGTCGGATACCCAGGACAACGGCCATTACTACTGGATTGACGCAGTTGGCTGGGGCCTGGAGCAGGAGCGATGGCGGATCCGCGCCGGCTTTGTAGAGACCGAGGCCGCCCTGGAGTTGGACGTGTTCGGCACCGAGTACAAGGATGTGGCCGGCAACGTCTACCCGGTGCAGCTGATGGTCAAGGATGCCATGGGCCACCGCACCACCCAGGTCTACAACATGTGCCTACGCTGGCCGGGCCGGGTGGTGCCCTACAAGGGGGCCACCGGCCGGCGGCCGAACCCCTACACCATCACCAAGATCGACCGCTATCCGGGGACCAATGTGCCTATCCCCGGCGGCGTCACCCTCTACACCTGCGATAGCCACCATTTCAAGGATAAAGTCGCCGCCAAACTGGCGGTCGCTGCTGGAGCTACCGGCGGCTGGCATTTTGATCAGGGAATGACCGAAGAGCAGGCCACCCACCTCTGCGCAGAGTACCGCGACGAGCGCCACCTCTGGCAGTGCCCGAAAAACAAGCCCAACCACTACTGGGACAGCGGCGTGCTCTCGATCATCGCCTCCGACCTGTTGCAGCTCAAGTTCCGGCAGAAACCGGAGCCGCCCCCGGCTCCAACCCCGAAAAAAGAAACCGCCAACCCCTACACCGGGGGCCGGCAGATGTTTGGGAGGTGAAATGGGTATGAATCTTTTAGAATTGAAAAGAGCGGTTGATGACGCTGTTGAGGCCGCAACTGAATATGGAGAGCCACTTGAAAATATATCGGTTTCGTTACAGATTGATGGCCCGACTGACGAGTCAATTTACAGCGAAGAAGAGGTTGAGTTGCATTATGACAACGATGTACAGGCGAGTGGTTGTGTCTTGACCGCATTTGTTGATACTCCAGTAGGCGGAACTTTGCAGTGGATTCTTGTTGAAGAAACAGACTCTCCCCACGGGGTCCCAGTTTTTCTATGGAGCGAAGAATGGATTGATGATGATTTCAACCCCACAGGAATTAGAGAAGGACATTTTGTAGAGGGGGATGGGTATACCTCTTGCGGATGGGACCCTTGCCAAGATGTTTTCACTACCGAGGAAAGATCTACGCCTACCATGTGGTCGTTTAAGATTAAACCGGAAAACTAACGGATGTTTTTGAGGTGATACGTGGTCACTAATAATCAGCGAAAATTCATCATGTTTATGTTGAAAATGAAACTCTGGAAACTTTGCGTCAGCATGCGACTGGTGCAAGTCGTGCCGTGTAAGGGAACCACCTGGCTATTAAATTGGATTCGTCGGCGGCAAAAGGTTGATGGTCTGCACCATGCACCATGTTGTCCGGCGAACCATTACCACAAAATGCGGCTGGTATTTCAGCGATGTACTTGCGGGGCAACTATTAAAGAGTCGTAGGGCAAATGAAACCATATTTTTTGCCGCTCAAAAAAGAATATTATCTCAAGTTTAAAGAAGGAACGCAAAATTGCGAGATAAGGCCGGCCGGTCACCACGGATGGAATGAAAAAAATATTTATGCGGGCCGCCAGCTTAAGCTCTCCTGCGGGTATGGAAATAACGACAGGCACTGCAGATATATAAGGACCGTAATAGTGGGCTCCTCCGATTTTGCTTTTATGGGTGTGCCTCAATGGCATATTGACGCAGTTGAATCGATTTATGGAAAGCGCGATCGATGGTTGGTTGCGTATGTTTAAGGAGGGGTGGAATGGACTTTGACATCTCCAGAAAGGGAACCGGTACCGCCGAGTGGGCCGAGGTCACGGAAAACATCTGCCGGGGTTGCCGGAACGATTGCCTCTATTGCTACGCCGCCAACAGCGCCAATCGGTTCAATTTGCGGAAACGCGAACAATGGGCAACCGAGGAGCTGACCAAGCGCGCTGAAATAACTTCATACCCTGCCCGCAATGGGGTGGTGATGTTCCCGAGCAGCCATGATATTTCGCCGTATAACCTGGAGGCATACATTCGGGTGGCAAAGTTGATCCTCGAAAGGGGAAATCGGCTGTTGATTGTCAGTAAGCCCCGGCTCGAGTGCGTTGCTGCGATGATCCCGGCTTTCTCCGGTTTCGAAGATCAGATTCTCTTCCGCTTCACGATTGGCAGTATGGACAAAAATACTTTGAAATTTTGGGAGCCCGGAGCACCGGGGCCGATGGAAAGGCTCGAGTGTCTTGAACGCACCTTTCTCTCCGGATTCAACACCTCGGTTTCGATCGAGCCCATAGTCGGCGGCATCATCGACGCGATCGCAGTTGTCGAAATGGTAAGGATATTCGTGTCGGAAACCATCTGGATCGGAAAAATGAATAAGGTCCGGATCAGGGTGGACAGGGCGCACGCCGAAGCGGTCAGGGAAATTGAACTGCTACAGGGCGACAATGAGATTATGGCTCTGTATCGCCACTATAAAAACGACCCCATTGTTCGCTGGAAAGACAGCATTAAGGAAGTGGTATCGAGAATGGAGGCGCGATGAGCAGCCAAGCCGTGACCGTCTACCTGGTGGAGATGATCGCCAGGGCCGAGGCAGGGGTCGATTACCGGCCCCGCACCGGGGCGCTCTGCCCGGCCTGCGGCCACGCCGCCAAGATTGTCGTCACTCGCCCCTGGGTGGCCGACACCCGGATCCGTTTCCACAAGTGCCGCCACCCCGGCTGCATCCTGGCCAGTACTGGAACATCAATTAAAAGCGTTGAGGTGGAAAAATGAACCCATTGACCTGGCTGAAAAAAGCGATCGAGTACATCAAGCAGCGCTACCGCGCCCGCCGCTGCGCTTCTGGCCGGAATCTGTGGCGGGAATATACGGTCAGATCGAAGAAATTTGTTTTTTATCTCAGAGAGTGCCGGTGGTGCGATGTCTTGGAACGCCAGAATGCCGGGCCCATGGGCGATAAAAAATGGTATCCGATCAACACCCCGTTAAAATACCATTGGGAGCAGGAGGAGTTTGACAAGGCGCTGTAGGGGGAATGTTATTTCGACCGCAGGGAGAAATCTCTTCGCGGTCCGGACAATCCAGAGATCTCTCCCTGCGGTTCGAGATGACAAAAAACACCTTGTCAAGCTTTTCCAAAACCCGCACCTTTTGCACGACCCAAACGGTTTTTTCCCCGTTTTTTCGATTTCCTTATAAAATAGCAACATCCGTGCCAGTGCAACAAGTCGGGTACTACCGGTAGTATTGTACTACTGGTAGTACCGACCCCCTTTTTTTCCTCATTTTTTTCGCATATTTTCCTTGCAACAAGATTAACCCATGTTGCGAGGGACCATGTCACAGCTCACCGACTGCCAGGAACGATTGGGGCTCTACCGCGCCGCCGAACGGACCATCCTCGAGGGCAACCAGTCCTACACCATCGGCACCACCCAGTTTACCAGGGCCAACCTTGGCCAGATCCAAGCCGAGATCCGCAACCTCGAGCAGCAGATCGCCCAGCTGTCCAACTCCGGGCGCCTCAGCCATAGCCAGGCCATCTTCGGGGGCCGCCGCTGATGGGGACTCTCGGGCAAAAGCTCTTCGACGCGGTCACCGCCCTCGGTGCCGGGCTCCTTTCGCCCTTTTCTCCTGGCCGGGCTTTCCGCTATCGCCACGGCCGCGACGCCTACCGCTCATACGTGGCCGGCGAGACCTCCGGACCCAACCAGAACTTCCGTCCCCGCACCCGCAGCGCCGATGCCGAGATCAAGCGCGGCATCAAATTCATCGTCGCCCGCTGCCGGGACCAGGCCCAGAACAACCCCTCGATCCGGGGCGCTATCCGCCGGATCACCAACAACGTCATCCGCCGGGGGATCAAGCCCCAGTTCCAGTTCCGCGACGCCCGCGGCAAGATGGACAGCGCCACCAATATCGCCTGGGAGCGGCTGTTCGCTCGCTGGGCCCGCTACTCCGACCTCACCGGCAAGCTCAGTTACTGGCGGCAGCAGCGCCTCGGCCTCTCGCAGATGTGGAGCGACGGCGAGTTTTTCATCCATCGCAGCTTCGACACCAGCATTCCGGGCGTGGTGCCCCTGCGCCTCGAGCTGATCGAGCGCGATCACCTCGACCTCACCGTCGACGGCATCCAGGCCAACGGCAACCTCGCCCGCCAGGGCAAGGAATTCAACGAGCGCGGCCAGTGCGTCGCCTATCACCTCTATCGCAATCACCCCGGCGACTATCAGGCAGGCATTGCCGGTCAGCGCTCGGTCCGCTATGAGGCCGCCGACATCATCGATGTCTACGATCGGGAGCGGATCAGCCAGACCATGGGCGTTTCCTGGCTGGTTGCGGTGGTGATGGAGAGTTTCAACCTCGAGGAGTTCCGCGATTATGTCAAGATCGCCGCCAAGCTCGAGACCGCCTTTGCCCTGTTTATAAAATCCATGGGTCCGGATCTCGGCCACCCCGGCATCGGTCTCCAGCAGGTGCCCGGCCAGGCCGGGGCCTCCGAGTGGCCGACCACCTGGCAGGACATGCCCGATTATATCGAGCCGGGCCGCATCCAGAGCCTGCCCTTTGGAACCGAGATTGTCAGCCCAGGCCGCTCCACCCCCGGTACTCAGTACGAGCCCTTTGTCAAGGAATCGCGCCGCACTCAGAGCGCCGGCCTGGGCATGAGCTACGAGGCCTATGCCAACGATCACTCGGACGCCTCCTATAGCTCGACCCGCTCAGGATCGCTCGAGGAGCGGCTCAGCTACGGCGGCATGCAATTGTTCATCAACGAGGAGATGAACGACCGGGTCTGCGCCTGGTTTGTCGAGGCCGCCTGGATGGCCGGGCTCAATCCCCAGCCCATGCCCGACTTCCGCTTCAACCCCTGGCCCTATCTCGAGGCGGTCAGCCAGCAGGATCCGGGCTGGACCTGGGTCGATCCGCTCAAGGACGGCCAGGCCTCCAAGCTCAAGGTCGAGAACGTGTTGAGCACCCGCCGCCGCGAGGCCGCCGCCCAGGGCGCCGACTTTGACGAGCTGCTGGAAGAATCGATGGAGGAAGAAGCCCTCCTCACCCCGCTCTATGAGCAGCGGGCCAAGAATCAAAAAATTCTGATGAGTATTGAGCAAGGAGACCCCGGCAATGCCGCACCGTAACAACATCCGCCAGATCCGCGCTGCCATCCGCGCCGAGTTCGCCCAGGCCGGGATCACCACCGGCATCTCGATCCGCACCGCCACCTGTCGGGCCGCCGTTACCGCCGACGCCATCCGCTGGACTCTGACCACCGAGCAGCCGGCCACGGTCTTTGATTGGGACCGCTGGGACTTTGTCGATGAGGTCCTGCTTCTGGACGGCATGACCGTGCCCGCGATTAAGCAGGTGCCCCTGCTCGACTCGCACAGCCGGGGCAGCGTCGACGATGTTCTCGGCTCGGTCAATGATTTCCAGGTCGCCAAGGCCGGAGGCTTCATCGCCCTGGACGGGGCGGTCAGTTTCGCGGCCGATGAGAAAAGCCAGCGCACCCAGCAGAAGGTACTTGACCAGCACATCACCGACGGCAGCGTCGGCTATCGGGTCACCCGATCGGTGTGGATCCCGGAGGGGACCGAGGCGGCGATCAAGGGCCGGACCTTTTCCGGGCCGCTCAAGGTCAGCTATGAATCCGAGTTACGCGAGTTTTCGATCACGCCAATCGGCGCGGACACCCTGGCCAAGGTGCGTGGTTTGTGCGCGGGCCTGGTGGGCCGTTTGGCATAATCCCGGCATCGTGCCGGCAACATCAACGGGAGAGGTATAATGCATCCCAAATTACGAGCTTTTTTACTGGCAAATGGACTCCGCGCCGACGCAACGGAAACAGAGGCGTGGGAATTTCACAAACAACTGCAGGCCGACAATATCATGTACAACGGCCCGGAGCGGTCCGAGCAGGATCAGCAGGGCCAGCGAGCCGATGGGCAAGTTCCGGCGACCCAGGTAGTTGCAACGACTCCTGTCCAGACGGTTGTCGACCAGGCCGCCATCGACCGCGCCATTGCCGCCGATCGCCAGCGCTCCGCCGACATCGAGGATGTCTGCACCCGTGCGGGCATGGACGCCAAGGCCATCAGCGGCCTGGTTCTCTCCGGGGCCACGGTCGACGCGGCCCGCACCGCCGCCTTCAACCACCTGACCGCCAACTCGCCTCCCCTGGGAGCGGGTGCCGGTCAACGGCTGCAGGTAGGAGCAGAATCCCGCGACAAGCTCCGGGCCGCCGTCACCGATGGCCTGTTGCTTCGAGTTGGCCAGCGGTTAACAAAACCCGCCGAAGGAGCCCGTGAATTTAGGGGCAGAACGTTGGTTGAGATCGTGCGAGAGACAATGATTGCCGCCGGAGTCAACGTGCGCGGGCTCTCTAACCGGGAAATGTTGTCCCGCGCCCTGGGGTCTGTTTCGCAATCCGACCTTCCCAACATCTTCGCCGCCGTCGTCAATAAAGTGTTGCTCAACGCGTATGCCGAGTGGCCTCAAACCTGGAGACCGTTTGTCGCTATTGGCGGCGCCAACGACTTCCGCGATATGCATGCCCTCCGGCTTTCCGGGGCTCCTGACCTCAAAGGAATGAATGAAAACGGCGAGTATCAGACCGCCGAGTTTTCGGACGCAGGGGAAAAGTACCGCGTGATCCGCAAAGGAATCAAGGTGCCCTATACCTTTGAGATGATCATCAACGATGATACGCGCGCCTTGACCCGCACGCCCACTTTGTTCGGAGCAGCCGCAAAGCGGATGGAAGGCGACGCGGTTTACTCGTTGATCACCAGTAATGGCAACATGAGTGACGGCAAGGCTGTGTTCCACGCCGATCACAATAACCTCGGGACGGCGGCCGCTTTAGCTGCGGAAACCCTCGATACTGGGCGGAGCGCCATGCGGATGCAAACCGGCATGGCCGGAGAGGCTATCGACGCCGAACCTGCTTTTCTTTTGACGCCGGTGGCCCTGGAGACAAAGTCGGATATTTTGCTCCGTTCCGCCGCTTATCCGGTGGCCAACTTTTCCGAAGGGGTCAAGAATCCAACCTGGATGGGGAAACTGACACCCATCGCCGATCCTCATTTGGATCGGTCCAGCCTCACCGCCTGGTACCTACTTTGTCACCCCAACATGGTGCCGTTTATCGAGGCATCTTGGTTGGAGGGCGACGAGCAACCCTTTGTCGATGAGCAGATGGATTTCAACAGTGACGGCATAATTTATAAGGTCCGCCATTGTTTCGGCGCCGGCCTGGTTGATTGGGTCGGCGCTTATAAAAATCCCGGAGAGTAAATAATAAAAAATTCCGGATAACCGGATAAAAAAGGCCGCGTAGGGGCGGGCCTCGCACCCGCCCCGGCCAAACGGAGGAACCACCATGGCAAAAGGACACATCCAACCGGGCAATGTCATGCCCTACACCAACGCCACCGGTAGCGCCATCGCCGCCGGAACGGTCGTTGAATTCGCGGGGATGATCGGCATCGCTCTGGGCGACATCGCCAACACCGCCACCGGCAATCTTGCCATCACCGAGGTTTGGGAAATCGCCAAGGACGCTACCGTGGCCATTGCCCAGGGCGACCAGCTGTACTGGGACGCCACCTCCAACAGCGTCGACAAAACCAACACCAACATCCCCTGCGGCAAGGCCTTCGCGGCAGCGGCCGAAGCGGCGACCACGGTGCAGGTATTGCTCAACGCCTGATAACCTCAACGCGCACCAAAGGAATTATTTATGCCTAGAAACGTAGAATACAAATTTGATTTAGACCAGCCCGTTGTCACCCCTTTTGGTGATGATGGGATGATTACCATGCTGGGCTTTGACGATGGAGGACCGACCTATTTTGTTAGAACAAAAGAAAATCCTGGTTGGTTTAAGGAAAAACATTTGGTTGCAAAATAACCATTATGGCCACCATCCACCAACAACACCTGGCCGACGTCGCCGCCATCCTCGCCGATCCCAACGGACCGGCCGAGGATGTGACCATCGGCACGGTTACCCTCCGCGTCATCCGGGATCTCCCTGCTCTGCTCCCGGCGGACGCGGAAGGGTTGCTGGTCGAGCGCCAGGTGCTGTATCTGCTCCGCGCCGATCTGGGGTTTTCCCCGGTCCCCGGCCAGGAGCTGCTGGTGGACGGCAGCAGGTGGATGGTCGAGACCTGCCCGCCGGGCGAGGTCACTGTCCTCAACTTGATGCGGTACCGGACATGATCTCGATCAAGGTCGATCAGCAGGCACTTGGCCAACTGCTTGGCAAGCTGGAGAACCTGCCCAAGGGACTGGCCACGGCCACCAGCCGGGCAGGCAACAAAACCCTGACCGCCACCAGGGCCGAAATGGTGCGCCTGATCCGGACCCGTTATGCCATCAAGGCGGGCGATGTCCGCAAGGCCCTGGTGCTGCGCAAGATGTATCCCGCCCAGTTGGAGGGCAGTATCAAGGGGGAGAGTTCGCCCGGCGTGCCCCTGCTCACCTTTGCCAGAACCAAGGCCCTGCCCTCCACCAAAAGGACCAAGGCCGGCGGCTACACCCCCAAGGTGGGCATCCCGGTGCTGGTCCGCAAGGACAAGGGCCGCCGCACCGTGCGCGGCGCGTTTACCGCCAAGATGCAGAGCGGTCACAAGGGGGTTTTTGTCCGGGGTTCGCGCTGGAAGGCCGGCCGCAAAACCACCAAATCCAACCTGGGTCAGCGGGAGATTGTCGAGCTGTACGGACCGACCCCGGTCAAGCTGCTCGAGGCCTCGGCCAATGCCGGTCACATCGAGCAGTTTGCCCAGGACTCACTGGACAAAAACATGCAACATGAGGCGGAATTCTACCTCCGCCAGCAAGGACTGCTATGAATACGCTTGTTGCCGCCGTTGCCGCCCGCTGCACTGCTCTGGTGGCCAGCCAGTTTTTTGACGACCCCAACACCGAAGGCGTCGGCGTGCCAATCACGGTCCATGCCCATGCCCTGCCGGTGGTCGACACCCCTGACGACCGGGCCGAACAGAGCCCCTATGTGGTGGTCCGGCTGGTTGGGATCGAGGAGTCGGCCGGGAAATATACCTCGATAGTCCGCATCATCGGTGAGATCTACACCGCCGATGGCGTCGCCGAGGGCATGGCCGATCTGCTCCGCCTGGTCGATTGCCTCCGCCCCCTGGTGGAGCGCGGTCCCGGCAACATTGCAGGTTATAAACTCATCCCGCCGATTGTCTGGCAACTCGGCGACCGGGAGACGGGCAATCAGCCCCATCCCTTCTATCAATTTCAAGCCGACCTCCGCTTCGCCGGGGTCTGAGAGGTATCCCCCATGAGTTTATCAGTTTCTTCGTTCACAGGTACAATTTTTGGCCGTGAGGTCGATGCGGTCGGTGCCCCTTTAGCCGGATCGTTTTGGATGGATATCGGCGAGGTCTACCCCTTGGAGACGCAGGTCGTCTCCAAGGAGGTAAAGGTTAAAAGCCGCAAAGTCGCCACTGCTGGGCAGATCATCGGGGCCAAGGCCGATATCGATGACATCACCGGGAGTATGACCCTCCGCCAGTGGAATGCTTTCAATCTGGCCCGTTTTTTTTCCGGCACCGAAAGTTTATTGACCGGAGCTGGCGGCACCATGTCTCCCACCGAATTCACCGCCCCAGCTCCTGGGAAATGGATAGAGCTTGGGCATCAGGATTTCACCTCCCTGACCGTCACCTCCAGCCCGGCCGGAACCACCTATGTTTTAGGCATAGATTACGAATACAACGCCACCCTCGGTCTATTTACCACTGTCGCCGACGGAGATCTGGATGCCGGAACCGTTGCGGTGTTGATCGGTGGTGCCTATGCAGCGCAACGCGATTACCGCATCGAGATCGGAACCAGGGCGCAAACCAGGATGGCGATCAAGGGAGAACTGTACAACGAATTTTCAGGCATCAAACATAAACTCGAATACGATTGCGTCCTCCTCACTGCCGCTAACGCCGTCAACCTGGTCAGCGAAGATGGCAGTGAAGGCGAACATCTGCAGTTTACCAACACCTACATCACCATCCCCGGAAAAACCAGTCCGGGCCGGATCGACGGCGTCCCGATGTAATGGGGTACGATCCGTAACTGATTATTCAATATGCAAGGGGCGGGAGACCGCCCCTTTATTTAAAGGGAAATTATGAATTGTGTCACAGTGAAACATAAGGGCTTAGATCTCGTGGTCCGCGAACTGACAGTTGGCGAGCTGGAAGCTGTCCTTGCAGACGATGAGGTGACCACCTTTGACCGGGTGTTTGATGGGTCAATGGTGACCGAAAATATGGTGCGGATCTGCACAGGCCTTGGTGCCTCAGAGGTGCAGCAAACACATCCATCTGAGCTGCGGCCTGTGGTTGAGGCAATCAAGGAGGTAAACACCGATTTTTTGTCCGGAATGGCCAGCATCATGGCCAGAAGGGTAAAATAACCGGCAATCTCGATCCTCGGGCGCTGCTCTGTCGGCAAGTGTGCGAGTGCGTGGCGTTTGGCCATAGAGATGTGTGGCGGTGGCCTGTAAGTCGTTTTTTCATGGTCCGGAGTGAGCTGGTGAAACTGTATGGGAAATAAGAGCAAAAGCAAAATCGAGATAGTCCTTTCTGCGCAGGACACCCAGTTGTCAGCGGCCCTTAAGCGCTCCAGGAATGGTTTGAAAGATTTTGGCGATTCTGCGGTTAAGGAGGCAGCGAGATCGAAATCGGCTTTTGCAGGCCTTTCCTCTATGAAATTAGCCATCGGTGGAATCATTGGCGGCGCGGCTGCAATCTATGCCAACCAGGTGCGGCAGATCGCCGACGAATACACCAATCTCAATTCACGGCTCAAGCTCGTCACGGATGGAGAGCAGGATCTGGCCGTGGTCCGGAGCGGACTTTACAAGATCAGTCAGGAGACTGGGACTGCCTACGCTGGCAATGCAGATGCCTATACCAAATTAGCCAGATCGATCAATGATCTTGGGGGCGAATCAGAAGAAACGTTAGAAATCACTGAACTGCTCAATAAGTCACTGATTATTAATGGTTCAAGCACTGAGATGGCGTCGAGTTTTATGCTCCAATTTGCTCAGGCAATGGGTTCCGGAGTGCTCCAGGGTGATGAATTTCGCGCAATGTTGGAAAGCAACGGCTTTTTTGCCGCTGAACTTTCCAAGGCATTAGGCACCAATATCGCTGGGCTGCGGGAGATGTCATCAAATGGCGAGCTGACCGCTGAAAGGTTAAGGTCTGCCTTCCCTAAAATGACCAAAACAGTAACTGAGGAATTCAGCAAAATTTCACCGACTGTTGAGCGAGCTATGATCATGCTCGAGAACAGCTTTAAGAGGATTGTGGATGAATCCAATCAGGCCGGGGATGGAACAGGGTCTATATCTAAATCAATCACAAATCTTGCCGAAACCATCGATCGCAACCGTGACGGTATCGTTTCGTTCTTTAGCAAATTGATCGACCTTGGTGCATGGTCAACAAGGCAGATTGCAGGAATTGGAACAGAGGTTGAAGTGCTTGGCCAAGTTGCTGCAGGAAATCTTGATTTCTCCAAGTACATCAAGATGACTAGTGTAAAGGAATTTGAGGACTGGCTCAAACAGAATGTACAAACCCTGAAAGAAACAGAAAAGGCGGCCAAGGATGCTGGAGGTGAAATAACAAAATCATCCAAGCAATCCACGGAAGCCCAAAAGCAAATAACTAAAGAAGCTCTCGGCGAGATGAAGAAGCAGTACAAGTCATACGCTGATGAGGTCAAAAAATTACAGGGCAGCATTGCCGACGAACAACGTTCGGTGGCCGAAGAGCTTCGAGACATGTCTCGATCTGGCATGACAGATATCCAAGCATGGCGTGACCGCAAGAAAGAAGCCCAGGAATTCACCGCTAAAGCCCGCGAGGCCGCAAAGGCCGCTGGCGATCTCTTTTTTAAGGGTAACGCCGCCGCTGGCCAAGAGACGTATCAAGTTGCTTTGAGCTACGCCGAAAAAGCAAAGGATGCCTACCGGGAGCTGAATACTGAAGTCAAACAGGGTGACCAGGTGCTCATTTCCCAAAAAGACGCCTTGAAAGCTGCTGTGGCTGGAGTCCAGGAAGCTGGAAACCTCAAGGTGAAGCTGATGGCTGATTACTCCACCGCACTCTCTTTGGCCAAGGAGGCATTGAATCAGCAGAGTGGCGGCCAGTTGGATGAATCGATTGCCAAAGCAAAGGAAGGCGTTGATAGCCTGGTGCAGAAGGTTGAGGACGGCAAAGAGAAGATGCGTACCGCTTTCTCCGAGATCTTTCAGCCACCTGAAGATGGCGATTGGGGCAAAGTATGGAAGGCGATGGAATCAGGATCAAGTTCGGCCAGTAAGGCGGTGACTTCTACCTGGAACAAAACATGGGATGATTTTCTCGCTTCAGGCAGCGAGGATATTGAATCGTTGGAAAAGAAACTCCAGGCCTTGGCCAAAGATCGATACATCACCGTCCATATCAACGAGGTGCAGGGAAAAGCTTACGGCGGCATGATTCAGCGGCTCAGTTACGGCGGCATGGTTCCGGGCTGGTCTCCCCACAAACGAGCCGACAACATCATGGCGGCTTTAACGGCCCGTGAATTTGTCGAGCCGGTTGACGTTGTGGACCACTACGGGGCGTGGGTGTTTGAAAAACTGCGGCGTAAAGAGGTGAACCGATCAGCCTTGCATGACCTATTGACCGGAAAATTTACGGGCAAAAGTTATGCCATGGGCGGGCTTGTCAATTCCCTCAACAGCCTCCGCCTGCCGGAGATCCCCAAGTTTGCCATGGGCGGACCGGTGGGTTTTGCCGCAGGCGGTGAGGCCGCCGCGCCCTCCGTATCCGGAGCCACCATGACCGTCAACCTCAACTTCGGGGGCGGCGATATGATCCCGGTCACCACCTCCAGCACGGCCGATGCCAGGAGGTTGGTCAAGAAACTTGAATGGATGGCTCAGAGGAGCAGCCGATGACCGTTTCCCTGGGAGGAATCGCCCTCTCCGATGATCTCACCCTCTCCATTGCCTCGGCCGGAGTCGGGATCAGCCAGCGCCGGTTGATCGGCGGCGCATCCGTAGTCCAAACCGATGGCAGCAGCGGCGGCCGCACCCTGATCCTCAACAGCGCCATGCACCTGCTGCACAGTGAGATGGAGCAGATCAAGGCCATGCAGGCAACCGGACTCCCGGTCACTCTGGTCCATCACCGGGGCACCTTTGCGGTGGTTATTATCGATACCAGCGATCTGACACCGGATCAAGACTATGCCGACCCGGAAAACGACGCCACCGCTACTGTCTCCGGCAACATCACCCTGATAGAGGTATAAATATGACCATTGCCACCGCCGATCTCAAAGCCTTCTACGCCGCCGACATGAGCAATGCCTCGACCTCCGGCGGGCGCATCAGCTTCAACCAGATCACCAGCGCCGCCCTGCAGAACGTTTTCCCGCATGCCTTCCGCGCTACCCGCTTGGCCGGGAACCTTGCCGATCCGGACCACCGCAAGCTATTTTTCCGTAACTGCAACGATGCCGACGAAACCGGATTCGCGCCGCTGCAATACCTCTTCCGGCCCAATCCCTCGCAGGCCTGGTGCTACAAGGTCATTGGCACGCAGCGGAGCACCCGCGCCGACCTTACCGGCAGCGAGGCCCGCTATGGATCCGGACTGCTGGCCACAACCGTGGTTGCCGGGGCCACGGTCCTGGTGGTCAACGTCAAGCATGCCGATCTGACCTCCTGTTTTGCGGTGAGTCGACCGGTGCGGATCACCAACAAACTGCTGCCGTCCTCAACCACCGGGACGGAAGAGGAAGTGATCCCCGGCGAGGTCTCGGTCTCCGGGCTCCAGGTCACCCTGACCATCCCGAGTCCTGGCCTGGCCAACGGCTACACCGCCGGGGCGGCCACCGACTACCTCACCGGGACCGTGGTCTTTTCGGTCTACTATCCCGCATCCGGCGAGCTGGAGTGCACGGTCGACAACTGGAGCGAGTCCACCGGGACGGTCTATGATGAGGCCAATCATCCGGTGGTGTGCGACAACATCGGCACCCCGGAGCAGACCTGGACCATCACCCGTCTCTCCGATACCCAATACACCCTGACCGGTGACACCCTGGGCGTGGTCGGGACCGGTTCCACCGCCGCCGATTTTGCCCCGGCCCATCCGGCCACCCCGGTTACTCCGGCCAGCGGCAAACCCTATCTTACTATCCCGGCAGCGGCCTGGCTGACCACGATCCCGGTTGGGTACACCCTGGTGTTTCAATCCCATCCACCGGCGATCCCCACCCATGAGATCCGCTGCATTCCGCCCGCCTGCGCTTCCATGGCCGGGGACGGCATCTCCCTGTGCTTGGATATTGAAACCGTCTGATCATGCGCTCCTCGCTGGCAGCCACCTATACCGGCCCTGTTGCCGATTCCTCGGCAAAACTCTTGCTCCGGCAGGGCAAATGGTCGCGCTATGTGGGCAAGGTCACCAAGGGCGAGATGGTGCGCTGGGTAGCGGCGGCCATCGGCGGCAAGGACTATCAGGCCAAGGTTGACTGCGGCCTGGCTGGTGATGCGGTGGTTTGTACCATCGAAGCCTATCCCTTTTTTCAGGATCTGGCCTATCGCCTGGTGTCCAGTTGGGGCGAGCTCTCGGAGCGGTCCGTTGAGCTGGTCGAGATCCGGGACGAGCAGGTGCAGTTCCGCCTGACCGACACGGCGGCAACCGAGTTCCCGGCCCGTGCGATCCGCGCGGTGCAATGGACGGCCGAATGCCTGGATGTAGACGGCAACGTTACTGCCCCGCCGCCGTTATGGGCGGATGGCGAGACCCTGCGCAGCGGCGCGGTGGTCTACGGGACAGCCACGGTGCACTATGTGTGCGAACGCCACACCTCCATCCTCAACGCCCCTCGCCGGGAGACGGCCCTCGATAACCATTGGTCCGCCGTGGTGGTGGCTGCCATTCCTGGCTCGATGCCGGCGCGGTTGCTGCTGGAGCTGCCTCCGGGCATTGACGCCTTGGACGAGCCCGACGCGGTTTGCGGCCGCAGGGGCGGTGGCCGCAGTTCGGTGAAACGGGCTGACGGCTCGATGCCGCCGCCGGAACCGGACGGCGCCGACCTGATTACGGAGGTCGATTACTGCGATCAGCGGACGATCCGGGAGTACACCCAATGATCACCTCGCTCGCCGCCACCTACAGCGGGGCCGGTCTGGCAGCAGGTGCGCCCCGCCTGGGCTTGGAACAGGAACCCATGGCCGACAACAGCCTGACCCTGGACGATCTCGAACAGATGCTGGCCCTGGTGCGGTCTGGCGTTTCGGCCCGCACCTATCGCCCGGCCTCCTGTCCGGCCTCGGTGGTTGAAGGGTCGGTGCTGGTGCCGCTCGATCTGTGGGTGTGGCCGGTGCCGATCGATCTGCCCTATACTCTTACCCCCAATCAGGGCGACCTGGGCGCGGCCATCGCGGTCTCGATTGAGCGCGAGTTCGACCTGGTGATTGATTTTCAGCGCCGGGTCGAGCTGCCGTTTGCTACCTCGGCCATCTCCTGGCAATGGACCGGCATCCCCTGTTTCGATCGGATGAGCAACGAGGTGCCCCGGCCAACGGTGAGCGCCGAACCGGATGCAATTATGGTCGATACCGAGATCCTCGGGGTGCTCCGGATCAAATGCACGGCCGTGGGCTATCTCCACACCCTGCAGCTGGAGTTTGTGAAGGGAACCAACGCGATCACCGATGTCCATTGCGCGGTCACTGCGTCCTGGCAGGTTAACGGGGAGCCCATGACCGCCAACCTGCCGTTGGATCTCCCAGCCTGCGCCGCCCAGTTGCTGGAAACCTGCGAGGGCGGGCAGTTGGTGCGAGAACGGGCGCTCGGCTCAGTGAGCCGGGAGAAGCCGCTGCGGACAGTGGTCTATTATAATGACTGCGATGGCAGCGAGCTGGCGGTGCGCCATGAACGGGCCTAGCCTCAGCGCCACCTATACCGGGCCGTGGGTGCCGGAGGACCGCTGGTGGGTGCGGCTGGAACAGGAACCGATCACCGACGATGTCGCCACAGTTCCAGCCACCGCCAACTATCTTGATGCGGTCTTCCGGATCGATGCCTGCAACCCGGAGCAAGAGGCAACTGCAGCGCCTTCCGAGGAGACGGCCCTGGCAGAAGTCGCCGGGCTCGATTTCGTGATTTGCGGGCAGGATGCCGATGGTTCGGTCGAGGTAAACATCAAGGTTATCCGCTCGCATCAGGAGGAGGGCTATCGCCTGCATGTGGCCGGAGGATCGGCGCTGGCCTCTAAGGTGATCGTCGAGGAGTTCGCCAAGGTCTATCCACTGAACTCGGCGCGGGAGCTGGAGCTGGAGTATCCGGTGGTGGGGGCCTTTGCCGCTGTTTGGCAGCCCGACCTGGTCACCGCCTCCGGGGTGCGGCCGGACATCCAGCGCCATGGCAACACCCTCTATTGGCCGGAAGAGGCCACCGGTTCATTGCACACCGCCTACCTGACCACCTATGACCAGGTGACCATCCGCGTCGATGGCGTCGACGGCAAGCCGGGCGCGGCCACGGTGCGCGTCGTCTTCCACGGCCTGGCCTCTGACCTGGTTCCGGAATTGCCCGACCCCGCAGATTTGGATCATGCGCTGTGTTGGCATGTGCAATCGGAGCTGGCCGCGAACACTGCCGAGGTGACCTGCTACAAATCGATTACCCGGGTAAAGCGGTGCAACTGCTCCAAGGATGAGGTGGACAGCGAGACGCAGGACGAGGTGGTGCCCTGCCCCCATGGTGCGCCGGAGAAATGTCCAGGCTCTCATTCCAGGTGCATGCACCTGTTGGGTTCGGAGACGATCACCGAATATGTGGATTGCAGCGGTGACAGCGAGATCCCCGGCAGGCCCGGCCAATTTTACGCGGTGGCCAGCCGGGAGTATTATAAAAAGCAGTGCTGCGAATACCCCTCCTTCGAGCTGCCTCAGTGCCCGGAAATGACGGAGTCGTACAAAGGCGGCAAAAAGATATCCGGGGGCGAGGCCCAGTATCGGACCATCTACGGCGATTCGGTTTCGTTCGTGCCGGTCACACCCAAAGGCGGCACCTGCGGCGAACACATCACCAAGCAAATTATTGAGGCGGAATCCTGCTGCGAATCAATTCCGCAGTTGCAATGGGATGATGCAAATTCCCCGGATTACATCGCCAAAAACAGCTCGGTGATTGTGCGCGTCGCTGACGGGGCACCGCCGTTCCGATGGTCGATCAGCTCCGCCGTTGATATCAATTTTGCATCCGGGGGCACATCGTTAGAGACAGACTCCAGGTCGGTGCTGGTGGTCTCCGGTCCTGACTCATGTGGATCCGCCAGCATTACCGTCACTGATGCGTGCGATACCACGGTGAACGGCAGTCTGATCGGGCCAACCGGGAACTGGACGCGGATCGCGGTTTATGGAGAACTGTCCGGCAACCCCATTCCGGCCGAGCTGTTGCACATTGGCATCGCCGACTCGTTTGACGGGTCGATGGTTGCAAAATTGAGAATCGGCGACACTGAGTACCGGCAGGAGATCAGCGTGTGCCAGATGTACGCCCATTCAGTGGTCGATCCCAATAACGACCCGGCGGTGTGTGCCGGTTTGGAACGGGCAGATTACTACAGAGATGTGGATAACGGGCCGGTCTTCGAACCAACCTGTGACGACAGGTATTTCGATGATCAGGGAGAGGCTGTGTGGGCAACCATGGGGCTCTGCCAAGGATACACCAGCTTTAGCGTTATGGACCCGCCTAATGGGGTTGCATGGTTCGACCCCCCTTATGGTTACGATATAACTATTACTCCCCCGGATAAATGTATGTGGGGAGAATATGTAGCAGCAGGAAATGATAGCTGTCAGTGGGTGCACTTTAAAATCTACTATGGGCGATTAGAGGTGTGGGAATGGGTATGCTAGCGGCCTTTCGGCTGAAAGATATCGTCAACGCCCGCGAGATGCTGAAACATCTGCAGGCGAATGGCGTGCAGGATATCGCGGCTGCCCTGGCGATCCTCAATGAGCACAGTCACCCGCCTCCAGTAGTTCCGGCAATGCCCAAGTTGCTGGCGGCTCGCAGCAAAATTGATCTCTCGGTGCTGGCGTGCCCAAGTTGCGGCGCAAAAGGGCATTCGCGGTGGGGGTGTCTGATTGAGGGTGTGAATCGTATCGCCTGCCGATGCGGCTATAGCTGGATTGCGGAGGATTAAGATGTCTCTTTGGACCCCCGCAAAAATATCCTGTGCGTTTTGGTTTGATGCCGCCGACGCATCGACCATCACTCGGGTATCCGGGACAGAGCGCATCACCCGGTGGGACAGCAAGTGCGGCAATGGCCGCTATGCCGACTATTGGAGCGGGTACCCCGATTATGTGGCGTCCGGGCAGAATGGCCAGAATGTTATCCAGTTCACCGGGGCGGACACCGATCGCTTTGCGATCAATGCTGCCAATGGGAGCCGGTCCGTCTTTCGCAACATCGGCCAGGCAACCATATTTACCGTGGCCAATAAACTCGCCACGTATGGGAGCACGATATTCCATGCCAGCGCGGGCGGCACGGTGGCAAATCCTCGTATAGCGGTTTCGCATTATCTTGACACTAAGCCATACGCCTGGGGGCGTCGGCTCGACGGAGATACAACGCAAGCAAAGTTTACGGCGGGAGCTCGGACCGGCTATCTCCTGGGCACCTATGTGTATGATTGGGCAAACGCCTTGCTGCATGTCGGCCTGGATGGTGTGTTAGAAACAAGGAATCCCTTTCAAACGGCTGGCAACACCTCCGATACCGACAGTACGGGCATGTACATCGGCTTTCCGGGCACAGGGCAGACCTATCAAGGATACATCGCCGAAATCGTCGTTGTGATCGCGTGCGACGAAGCAACACGCTATCTGGTCGAAGGGTATCTCGCCCATAAATGGGGCATTGCCGATTATTTACCGGTCAGTCATCCGTACCGGGTGACCCCGCCAGCAGATGTGCGGAGCGTTGTCCGCGCCCAGCTCGACCAACCGTGGGGCATCAAGATTGGGGTTGATCTCCATCAACCCTGGGGTGATGCGCCTTTGCTCAGGGCGGCCATTCATCAACCCTGGGGAGATGCGCCCGTTTTGCGGGCCGAACTCTCGCAGCGCTGGGAATCCACCCTCACCATGCGGTCGGTCCTGGATCAGCGGTGGCATGTCTTTGGCGTGCTCCGGGCCGAGCTGGAACAGCGCTGGGCCATTACCGCTGATCTGGTGCGCGGAGTCTTGGAGCAGGGCTGGGATCTGCGCGACCGTGATCTGTTGCGAGCCGAGCTGCTACAGCGCTGGGCCATTGAGGCCGATGGATCGGTGCTGCGCTATCAGGTGGCGGTGACCGTCAATGGGGCGGCCGTCGGCATCTCCCATCTCAATATCGAGGCTGGCCTTGATCAGGATGTACTCTCCTGCGAGCTGCACCTCGGCTCCGAGGCTGACCATCTCCGCTGCCGCATCGGCTCTGTGGTGGCAATAACCATTACCTCCGCCGAGGGCGCGGAGGCGTTTGCCTTTGTCGTCACTGCACCCCGGATCACTGAGGAGCACGGCAACGCCCAGTTTATTGTCGAGGCCATGAGTCCGGCTGTTTTGCTGGGCGAACCCTACGCCGCCCCGATAGAGGGCGAGCTGTCCGGACTGGTCACCATCATTGCCGCAACCTTGGCCGGCACTCTGCCGCTCTCGTGGCAGACCGTGGATTGGGAAATTCCGCCCTCAACCTGGATTGCTGCCGGAGAAACTCCACTCTCCTTGCTCAAAACCCCGGCCGGAGCGGTGGGGGCGGTGGTCCAGTCTTTGCCCGATGGCTCGCTGGTGGTGGTGCCTGAATATAGCGTGGCCGTTAACCAATGGGCTGCCGCCGCACCCGATCTCTCCCTGGTGGAAAACCTCGATTGCTGGTCCACCGGATCTACCCCGGAACTCAAATCAGGATACAACCGGTTTTTAATCGGCGATCAACTGAGCACCGCCAACACCCTGCGTCTGGATGAGGAGTCGATATCCGCCACCGTCAAGATCGTCCGCGGCTATCAAACCCCGTGGGACGGCATCTTTGACCTCGCCCACACCGGCGGCGCCTGGGTGGTGATCGAACCGTTGGGCGTGGAAGAGCGCCAGGAAACGGAAACCATTGAAATCGTCGCCGGGGCTGGCCGGGTGCAGTATCCCATCTACAGCCGAGATGTAATCGAGTGGGGCCAGATCAATCTCGGATCGGTCACCGTCTCGGAAGATGGCTCCGTGCAGGCCGCGGTGGCCGGGGAATCGCTCCTCACCATCACCTATACCACGCGCTGCAAACGTTGGCAGGTGCGCAATCCGCGCAACGAGCAGCTGCAGCTGGTGGTTCCCGCATGAGTCAAGCTACTTTGGTGGTCCGGTTTGGCGAGGGCGCGGACAGCAACGCCTTTGTCGTGGCCGAATTTGATGAGCTGCTCAACGTCTCAGCTGCGGGCGAGAGCAAATCGTCCTGGCTGCCAGGCGACTCCATCTATTTTTGGGTGCAGCACGATCCGGCCCTGCGTATCGCCTCCATCCTGCCCACCGGTGCGGCCGGCGATATCGTGGCCTACGGACCAACCAGGAGATCACGTGAGCAGGAACTCTCCTGGCCGGATACGGATACCACCGTTGAGCTGTCGCACATCCCAGCCTCGACGCCCCTGTTGGCCTGGTATGGCGCACCTGGAACCGGACTGCAGCTGGACAACCGCACCGTGCGGATCACCGGAGGCGCACCCTGCACCTGCGATGCGATCATCCCCATCGACGTGCATCTCTACCGGTTTATCCCTCCGCCGCTCGATCTGCCCACCGCTGAGGACAAATACCGGACCATCCTCTACATCACCATGGAGGCCGCATGATTGCCGTCACCGTCCAACGCGCCCCCGGAGATAAGCCCGGACCGGATATCACCGATCCCCTGCTTACCGCCGATCCCGCCGCCGTTGAGCGCGGCCGCAACGAGATCGATGCCGTGTGCACCAACCGCGCCACCGGGACCTGCTCCGGGCCGCACCGGCTCTTTGTTCAGCCGGGAGCGCTGGTGGAATATCAGGGCCTGCGGGAGACCTGGAGGGGCATGGTCCGTCGCTGCGCCATTACCATCACCCGCGATGGCGACAGTTTTTCGGCCACCAGATCGCTGGAAATCGAGAGGGAACTGTGATTGTGCTCAACCCTAAACCGGAAGGGCCACAGACCGGAACCGTCATTGGCCGCTTTGCCGGCGGCTATCTGGTGCGCACCGCCTCCGGCCGCACCATCCGGGCCGAGTCGCCGGAAACCTGGATTATCTCCACTCCGGTCACGGTGCTCGCAGGGCAGATCATTGGCCGCTCCGGCCGTCCCCAACCATCTAAAATCTATGAGGTGTGACATGCAAAAAACTACCGTTGGAGTACGCCGTGACGCCTATTGAACCGCTGGACAAAGAGAAAATCGATGCTGTGGTAGGGCTGGCAAAATGGTTCAGCGGCATTGCTGCCGCCATTTGGCTAGCCTCAAAGACGATTTTTAAAACCGGGATGAAAGCCGGGGAAGAAAAACGGAAATACGAAGAGCTGAATGAAGATGTCGATGCGCTGGAAAAACAAAATGGCGGATATCTCACAAAAACGGAGCATGAAAGCCTGTCTCGGTATTGCCGCCTGGAGATCGAACACATGATCGATGCCAGGATCCACAATGCCCTCACCGATCTCCGCCAGGAAATGGGGACCATGAACGGCAATATCTGCAAAATTTTGGGTGCCATGAACATCGAGCCAGTTGAACCGGGCCAGCGGCGACGATCAGACGCCCAGGAGGATAGAGCATGAGCAAAAAATGGAGTGAGCTGGGATTATACCAGGAAGAGTTTACCGAAGCAGTGGCGCAACTAATCGTCTATGCCGCCAAAAATGGAATCAGGCTGCGCCTAAAGGACGCTTATCGTGATCCTCGAGTGCACGGTGCGTGGGGCAAGAAAGCGGGCTACGGGGCCGCAAACTCCTGCCATAAGGTAAGCCTGGCTGTGGATCTGTGGACGCTTGCCCCGATCAACCATCAATACCTGCACGACTACTGGGACACCATCGGCGGCGCCCCAAGAATCGCGGACGATATGGGCCACCACAGTTTCGAGTGGCAGGGATATCGATAATCAATAGCGGAGGTAAAAATAATGCCAAAATTCAGGACTAAACCGGTGGTGATTGAAGCAATCCAGTTTGATGGGGCCAATCGCGCAGCCGTTGCCGAATTTACCAAAGGAGAATCTTTGAGCTCCTGGACCATGGCCGAGATAGACACCATAACAATCCCGACTCTCGGAGGTGAAATGCAGGCTGCAAAAATGGATTGGATTATCAAAGGAGTGAGAGGGGAGTTCTACTCCTGCAAACCAGATATTTTTTCCGCTACATATGAAGAGGTCGAAGTTATTGATCCGTGTGATGGTTGCAATCAATCTCCAGCAGTATGCACAGGTCCCAGTAACTGCAATATTTTAATAAGGCGTTAAGCTAGCGCCACAACGAGGCTGCTACTCATTTGAGTGGCAGGTATATCGGACAACTAACAACGAGGAACACTATGAGATACATCGCGATCGCACTATCAAGTCTACTTATTCTGGCCGGCACCGCCTTCGCCGTCCAGGTGACCAAGCAAATCACGGTCATTTGGGATTATCCCGTGGCTGCCGAGGATACCATTGCCGGATTTAAAGTGTTCAACCAGGACGCCGGAGCCCCAATCTTCGACAACATCAGCCCCTCACAGCGCACAGTATCAGGGCCATATACCTATGACGACTCTGTTCCGCAGTCTTTCCATATCGTTTCGTTCGGGGCAGACGGTCAGCAGTCAACCCCGTCGAATATCAAGACGGTGACTCCGCCGTACAAGCCATTGGTTGGAGTGGGAACCTTCACCATCGAGCTGAAATAGACATGAAGCGGTGGACGCTTGTCCTCTCCATACTGGCCGTGGCGACAGCATGCTTTGGTCAACCCATTCATGTTGAATGGGGTTACACGCCTCCCAGCTCGCCAGCCGTCACTGGATATAAGCTCTATCAGGAAGGGGTGCAGACCTGCACATTTCCAGGAGTGGAAACGATGGCTGGAGACTGCGATGTGGTGCTGATCAAAGAGACAACCGCCTTTACCCTCACCGCCATTTTCAGCGATAACACCGAGAGCCCGCATTCGGCGCCGTTTTTGTTTACCGCGCCCATGGAAGCGGCAAAGCCGGTGATCAAAACGATTACGCTTATCCAGGAGTAATCATGCCTATAATCACCATCAAAATCGTGGAGTGAGCCGAGCCGATGACAAAGCATGCAGCCATCTGCCAAAGTGACACTTTCTGGGATGCGTGTGATTGGACCACTTACGACGGAACAGTTATCACAAACTCGACCGAGAGGGATGCTTATTATTATTGCAAGTACACCACGCTTGCAGCTTATGACACCGCAAAAGCTCGCAACCTATCCGAACCAGAGGTGTGTGAAATACTCGGCCCATGGACCACGCCGCATGCTGCATATAATGGCTCAACGGCGTGGGGAACATCTGAAATCATCAATCTTTTATTCGTCACTGTTGGGGTTGCGCGGCACGCAGGTAAATATCCGATCGGAAACGAATTCCGGATAGAAGATTCTGCTTTATGTTGGAACGTACGAACGCTAAACACAACGGTTGATGGGGTTGCAGCATATAATACTGGCACTGCTAGTTCGGTATTCTCAATACTTAATACAAAAATTAACTGTGGATTTAAGAATTGTATAGCTAAAGGCGGTTTGTATGGATTTGACTTAGGTTCGATATCAGCAGGTTACGGAGGTTTTTTTGCCATAAACTGTATAGCTGTAAACTCATACAGTTCTGGTTTCAGATTTGATGGTGTGCCATATTTTATAACAATACTTTCGAACTGTGTTGCGTACAATTGCAACACTTCTAACGCAAACTATAATGGAGGCTTTGCTGTACGTATTAGCGCACAAGGCGGACATTCAATATTGATAAATTGTATTTCAATATCAAACAGTTATTATGATTTTTATTTATATACATATTCAGCAAATATTCAATTTAAAAACTGCATATCAAGCGATTTAACTGCAAACTGGACAGATTGTTATACAGGCAAGACAGCTGGCGAAATCTTCACCGACGCAACTAATGGTGATTTTTCAATTCCTTTGTCGTCATTTGCAAAAGATATAGGAGTTTTTATCACCGGTGTTACCCCTGATAAGGATATCAGGAACACCTATAGAAACCCGGCCGCTATTGATATTGGTGCGTGGGAGTATGACACCGGGTATACGCCACCAGCAGAGCAAACCATCCTCACCATCACCGCCAATGTCTCTCTGGTAGGGGCCGAGGTCCGAATCTATGACCTCGACACCTCGGACGGTACTTTCGGCACGGAACTTTCTGGCACCGAATCCCACACCAGCGCCACCTACACCTACACCGGCCTGCGCAACAACATTATTGCCCTCCAGATTATGCAGACTGGATATGAAGAGTTTCTGCAAACCCTGACATTGGAAAACCCCACGCAATCACTCAGCGTCGCCCTCAAGGCAGACGTCAACGCATAGGAGCGAGTCATGGCTTTAATCGACCACACCAACTACACCACCACTCTCAAGCAGTCCACCAATCCCAGGGGCTCCAGCCCCAACGGCAATGTCTATTTCGATGTAGCCAATAACGAGATTCAGTTGATTGGGGTTGATGAACTAGCCACTGTGGATTTCGGAGCGGGAGCAGTCACTAATCCGCTTAATAACGCCGACGGTATCACGATGCGGGGCGTGTACAATTTCGAAAACGCCCGCCGTCGTCTCGATGAAAATTTACGCAAGTACAAGCGGGGCACCGATGGCGATTACCGATTTTCCGGTGCATTCAACTTCGTCAACGGCGTCAAGTTGGACGGCACTGACCGGGCGAAGATCAGGGGTAGCGGATTCATTGAATTTGCCAATACCGGCGGCGGCCAGACAGCCAAGGACCGCATCTACCACGGCGTAAAGAGCCTCAACGCAATCCAGGCCGGGACCACTTCTTATTATACCCTGGCCGCCGATACTGCCGAGGCCACGCTCCAGGCTGCAACCTGGACCAATTTCAGCCGCACCGGCAGCATCAACGAGGTGGTTCAGGTCTACGGCGATACCTCCTATGGCGATTCAGGGGCCGGTGATTTCGACTATACCGCTTCGGTGCTGGTGGTGCGTACCCGATCATGGGGATACAACGCCGGTGAAACCACTTCCGTTTTAACTGGGATCACTGAGTTTTCCGGGTTCAGTGCTGGGTATGGTGTGGGCGAAACTCTCAACAGCGACAACAGTTACACCCTGGCCGATGTCTACGGGGCTGGTAAGATCGCGCCCTGGACCGGCATGAGCCTGGAACGGTTGGCCGTTGCGGCCACAAAGACCGGATTCAACGAGGCGGACGGTGCGTTTCGGTGGGTGCTCAACAACACCGGCGGCGGCACGGTCAAGCAGTGCGCGGCCTACCTGGACGCTCTCGCCTTGCAGGATGTTGATATCGACATCGGCACCGGAGTGTACAACGGTAAGAAGGGCCGCCTCTGGTATAGCCGCAACGCCGCAGGTAAGGTTGTCACCTCTTCCATCGGCGGCGAGGGTCTGTTTATTGACGGCCTGAGTACCGCCGAGAAGCAGAACATTATCCAGACCGACGACGCCGGGGCGGCAAAGACCTACCCCTATTTCCCGGAGGTGCAGATTGCGGTCGGGGCCGCTGCAGTGGCTGACCTCAACGCCTGGTATCATGTCTTCTATGCCGACGGAGCAGCCGGGGCTGACTTCGACACCGCTTCCGCCGTCACGGTCAACGATTCGGACAATCAACCGGTCAAGGGCAATGTCAGCACCGATGCCGTGGCCGGCAAGATCAATTTTGCCTACAGCTACGACACCAACACCCAGGCCGGCTTGTCTGCGGGCGTGGACAAGGATATGGTGGTGCTGGTGGAAGGCGATGGAGGGGCTGGCCAGGCCATTGCCTTCTTCACCGTTACCCGTTCGGAGGTCGTCGCGGTATCCTGTGCGCCGACCACGGAAACCAACGCATGATCACCGTACTACGGACGCAACAGCTTTTTATTGATTTGCCCACTCCAGGTAGTGAGCCGTGGGTCAATATCATTGTCCAGCGGGTTGAATACGATGATCAGTTACAGCCGATGAATGTGGTGGACCGATGGGGGCAGGTCAATGCCCGTTTGAGTTCCATTGCTCTCAACACCTATCCGCTTAACGATCCGGTGCAGCCAGCGGCAGGGATGATTTCCGCCGCTGGCATTGCCGAGGCCCTGACCATGGCGGCAATTGACTTGATCATCAAAAAGTACGGTGGCCGGTACGATGCCGCAACCGGCCTCATCATGGTGGAGTGAGCGATGGCCCTGATTGATCACATCGACCCGATAGCGCGGGATATTTATTTGAGTGCCGACACCGTCGGGGCATCCATCCATCCGATTGATTTGTATCGAGAGGCCCGGACGTTGCGGCGCACGGTTGAAGCCCTGCGGATGTACCCGAATTTTCTTACCGCCAAAGGTAACGACGATAAGGGCGGAGGGACTGCGACGGAGCGGTATGTGGTTTTGCTACAAGGCACCCGCATCATCCCCTACAATGTCAGCCACACCTTGACGGTGACCGGGACCATTATCACCGATGACGGCCAGAGTGGCATCGCCTGTTTCGACCGCTCGCCGTTGAGCGCAACGACTCGGGTTGATATCAACTACGTTCCCCCACAGGTGGAGGTCATCATGGTTTCAGGGGGGTCCGGGTTGTCGTCCGATGAGCGGGCAAAACTCTTGAGCATTCCGACCGCACCAGCTAACGCGGCTGCGGTATGGGAGTATCAACGCTAATGGATGCCTGGGAATCTCTCCTGGCCGGATCGACCATCACGGACGGCGACGCCTGGGAACATTTGCAGGCGCAAGGCGGCGGTGGAGAAAATCAAATTGTCTACGTCACTGGCGGCCTGGAGGCAACCATGGAAAACACGCTAATGTCCGCAACCATTCATACCGGTGAACTCCAGGCAACATTGGTTGACATTGGCGATCTATCCGCCACTGGCCAGGAAATAATCCTCACTGGCACCATCAAAGATGCAGATTTAACCGGGACTATCACCAAATCAGAATTATCAGGAGTGATCGAATGACCACAATGACCACCGGAGACAGCCGCCTGTACAGTGTCGATCTTTTCATGCCCGATGGATCGACATTTATAATCGATCCCTTAAAGGACACGGTGCAGGTAGCCCTGGTCAGTAAAGATCTATTGACAAAATACACCGAACCAATGGCCGTTTTAAGCACCATGCCGGGAGCGGATTGGGCTAAATCAAAAGTAGCTTTCAAGTTCCCTCAAGCGGCAACATCAGGCATAGTCTTCGCTGCGCGTCAAAAAATAATAGAGGCCGTTCTGGAGGTACAAGTTACCTTCAATTCGGGGGGGGATGCCGATGATTGGACGTGGAGAATCGAGAAAATAATGCTTGTTAAGGGAAACATCCCATGATCGTCCACCACCTCACCATAACCGACCATTGCCGGGGTCCGCACCTCTGCCACGCCTGCGAGGTATTACAGCCTGGTCTGGTCGATGCCTGCCGGCGCGGTCCGGTCGTCATCCAAGAGTGGGCAGCGCGGGAACGCGGCGGGGATATCTCGGCGCTGATAACCTGCTGCCCGGAGCGGGCTATTTGGGTGAGGCCTATCGATGGGCGGCAATGTATCGGATAAACGCCTCCGGCTGAATGGTAACTTTTGGTAACCGCAAACGATGGTTATTAATTAGCTAACATCTTTAAACTATTAGTTTTTAACCGAATAAAGCAGCTCTTCGTAGGCTGCCGTCAGGCGGATGAACTGCTCGGTATCGCCGCCCTTGTCCGGATGAAGCTCGTGCGCTTTTTGCCGGTAGATGCGGGTAAGATCCTTTTTGCGCATGGTTGCCAATTGCTCCGCGTTGAGTCCGAACAGGGCAAAGGCCTGGGCGCGCAATATCTTGCCGGAAACGGCGTAACCGCCCCCCTGGAAACGCCGGGAACGCCCAGCACGCGAAAAACGGGACCAAGCGGCCGGTTCTTCCGGTCCGGCATCGAAATACATGATCAGATAGCGGACCAGGGAGTAGGGCAGACAGCCGGTTTGGGGAAACCCCTGCCAGAAGTCGGCATCAGCCGCCAAGCAGCAGATCTCCTCAACAAAAAGAGTGTCCAACCGCTCTCGGTTGAGCGCCTGGGGAATCGACCGGGCATAACTCTCCTGAAAAAACCGCTGGAGATCGAACACAGCGAACAAATAGCTCTGATACTCCCGAGGCGGCAGGGCCTGCTCGCGCGCCAGAATCAGCTGCTCGATCTCGTCCCGGCTCTTGTCGAGCAGAATCGTGTACAGGGCCGAGGTTTTGTCAACGGTTTCCGCCGAAGTCCGCCCCATGCGGAGAAAGTGAATTCTTCTCCGGTCAATGGCATGGGTTTCGGTCATTGCCCGAAGAAGCAAGGCCTGATCAGCCGGCTGCCAGTTGTGGTAGGCGTGCCGGTTACGAAACGGTCGCAACCTGTTTCTAATGTAGGGATCGACAAAGGGAAAGAACAGTTCCTCAAGCTCGTCATAGGAAGCGGTCACCCCTTGCTCACGCAGGCGGTGCAGAAAATCCTCTTCGATATGGAAAGACGATTCACCGGAATAGACAAGGCATTGGCCGGGATCGGAACCCAGTTCAGCCAGTTCGCGGGAGTAGAGGATGCCGCCGCTGCGGTACGTTTCCCGGAGCACGTACTGGTACTGCCGCAGCCCAATCTCCTTACGGGCAAGATACATAGAACAAACTCACAAAAATGAATCGGGGGGCCAAGTAAAGCGCGACTATACCCCGTTTCACCTGGCAACTCAAAGAAAACGGTTGACCAACTCCTCGACAGCATCAATGGAAAACGGTTTGGCCAGGGCGGCGGCAAAGTGGTACTCGCTAAATTGCAGCATCACTTCGCTGCCGCTGTCACCGCTGATGGCGACCAGGGCGGCCTCGGGGTCGAGGGCCACGATCTTGCGCGCCGCCTCCAATCCGCCCATGCCCACCTTCACCCGCAGATCGAGCAACACCAGGTCAAACCTCTTGCCTTCAGCAAGCCGCTGCCGGTACAGGCTGATCGCCTCTTCGCCATTTGTGGCCAAGGCAACCGTACAGCCATAATGCTCAAACATTTTTTTATTGATCAGCCGCATCATTTCCTCGTCATCCATGACCAGGATCAGACGTCCCCGCCCTTTTTGGGCATGGAAATGAGGATCGACGACCACCTCCATCCGCAAGGGAAAATACAGGGCGAGCGTGCAACCGCCAGCCGGGGGCGTTTCGATCCAGACCGTTCCGCCGTGCTTCTTGACAATGGCATGCACGATGGTCAAGCCTAAGCCCATCCCCTTCTGGGCCCCCTTCTGCTTGGTTGAAAAATAGGGGTCAAAAACCTGATCCAGGAAGGCCGGCGCGATGCCTGGGCCGGAATCGCTGAAGGTGATGCGGACAAGCTCCCCGCCCGGGACAGACTGACCGGTTCTGGCCGCCTCGTCGCCGCCGTCGACCCGATCGACGCAGACCTCGATGCAACCATCCGCCCCCATGGCCTCCACCGCATTTTTGGTGAGATTGGCAAAAACCTGGCGGATCAGATTGGGATCTACCGTCATGGCCAGCTGCTCATCGCCACACTGAAGACGGTAACTGATCCCGGTGAGTCGCAAATCCTGGGACAGGACCTCATCGATCAAAGAGTGGAGCAGCACCTGTGATTTCTGCGGCAGATAATTGTCGGAAAAGGTAGTGAACTGGCGAATCAACTGGGTAGTGAGTTGCAGCGCCTTGGCCGCTTCTCCCAGCAACTGGCTGACGTTTTGATCCCGGCTGATGTAGTGCGCCATCTCGACATTGCCATTGATGATGGTCAGCAGATTATTGAAATCATGCGCTATGCCACTGGCCATCAGCGACATGGCATCCAGTTTGCGGACGCGCTGCAGCTCCTTTTCCAATTGACGCTGGCGTTGCTCCAACACCTTGCGCCGGCTGACGTCCTGCAGAATACCGATGATAAAAAAGGTCTCGTCTTCGGGCACCGGCACAAGGTTGAGGGTTACCTGCCGCTCTCCCATCGGAATCGGTTCGTCGTAGGAGAATACCAGGGGAACGAAGCTGGCGGAGACATCGAGCTGCCCCATCCATGCCAATATTTGCTCTCGGGCTGATTCAGGCAGCAGATAGACAAGAGGCCCCCCCAGCACCTGTGCCTCGGGTTGGGCGAACAGCTTGACGGCGGCGGCGTTGGCCATGACAATCCGGCCTTCGTGATTGAGTTCGACCACACCCTCGGTCATCCTCTTCAGGATAACTTCCCGGTGTCTTTTGCTCACCAGCAGTTCGCTGGTGACCTCGCGCGGATACAACCCTTCCAGGCCCTGAATCTTGCCGTTTCCGCCACGCTGATTGGCGATAAAACGATCAAGGGCTGTCTTGATGTGCGTCTTCATGGTTGCCGCCGGCCCTTTGGCAATGCAGACATCGGCTCCGATCCGCACGGTGGCGTCATTGTCCTCCAAGGCGACACCGGAGAGGACAACTAAAAATATATCCTGGAGTTCCGGAGTGTTGCGGATAATGTAACTGAGTTTTTCGCCATCGATCTTCGGCATGATCAGATCGGTAAACACAATATCGGGACGCCGCCTGGCGATACAGTCCAAGGCCTCCAGGCCGTCCTCGGCAACCTGCACACAACACCCCTCGGCCTCGAGAACATAACTGAGAATCCGGCGAATGACCGGACTGTTGTCGACGACAAGCGCTTGAATTTCACTCATGGCTAAGCAGCTCCTTCACAGCCTCGGCAAGCTCCCGCACATCAAAGGGCTTGCTGAATACTTTGTCCGCACCAAGTTCCTGGGCGGCCGGCAGATAGGCTTCGGGCCCGATGCGGCCGCCGCCGGAAATGGCGATGATCTTGACGCCGGGATACTCTTTTTTCAAGGAGGAAATGGTCTCCAGACCCTCCTGTTCAGGCATGATCAGGTCGGTGATCACCAGATCGGCCGGCTGTTTGCGTTGTTTCTGCATCCCCTCCCGGCCGTCGCCGGCCTCGACGACCTCATAGCCAGCCCACTCCATCACCTGACGCAGCAGTGTCCGCATCTGATCGTCATCGTCAATAACCAATACTCTCATTTTTCTCCCCCATTCCGATTGGGCAGAATCTCCCGGATGGCGAGCGCCAGCAGCCGCATGTCCACCGGCTTTGCCAGAAAACGGCGGACCCCGGCCCGCTGGGCCTCTTCCGGGGTCACCGCCTCGCTATATCCCGAGCACAGGATGATAGGCAATTCCGGTTGCATGGCGCTCACCTTGGCGGCAAGCTCCAGGCCGGTTATTCTCGGCATGGTATGGTCGGTAATCAGCAGATCGATCCGCTTTTCTCCCTTGGCCCAATACTCCAGGGCCTGTTCCGGGCTGGTCGCCGGCAGTACCCGGTATCCCAAATGGGAAAGCATGCGAGTGCGCATGATTACGATATCCTCCTCATCGTCGACGAAGAGAATGGTTTCGCTCCCCTGCGGAAGAGCCTTTTCCTGATCTTCCTCATTGCCGCCGCCATCGGGAACGCGGGGGAAAAAAACGGTGAAAACCGTACCCATCCCCTCTGAAGAGGTGACATCAACAACGCCGTCGTGCGCAACAATAATACCGTGCAGTACCGCCAGGCCCATGCCGGATCCCTGGCCAACTTCCCGTGTGGTGAAAAAGGGATCGAAGATGCGCTCAAGCGTTTCCGGAGGCATACCCTTGCCGCTATCCTTGATGGTCAGAACCACATAACGCCCCGGCGCCAAGTCGTGATAGCGTAGTTGCTCCGCCTTGCCGGTCTCGATCTCCCGCAGCGACACCTCGATCGCCCCGGTGTTGTGCACTAACGATTGAGCGGCGTTGGTGCACAGATGCATCACTACCTGCTGAATCTGACTGGGATCGGCATGAATCATGCCTATGCCCTCGGGAACGGCAACCGTAATGTCAATGGTTGACGGCAGGCTGGAACGCAGCAGTCGGCAGGACTCTTTAACCAGCGGCGCGATCAGGAGATTGCGCCGCTGGTTGGCGGATTGACGGCTGAAAGCCAGAATCTGCGCCACCAAGTCCTTGGCCCTGGCGCCAGCCCGCTTGATGGCCTGAACATGTTCGGTGATTTCATCCAGTTTCAGGGGAGGTCCGAAAGGCACCTTCTCCACCCCCTCTTTCGAGGGCAGGCGATAGAGCAGCAGATCGGCGTTGCCAAGAATGGCGCCAAGAATATTATTGAAATCATGGGCGATGCCGCCAGCGAGGGTAGCTATCGACTCCAGCTTGTGGGCATGAACCAGCCGCTTTTCCAAATTGCGCTGATGACTGATATCTTTGGCGGAGAAGACATAGCCGACAACCTTGTCGTCCTCGCACAAGGGCGAGCAACTCACGGAAAAAGTGCGCCCGAGGTACCGGTGGGAGACTTCCTGGCCATGTGGTTTATTTTCAAGACGGACCGTATGCATGGGGCAAAACGGACAAGGAGTGTCGGCTCCGGCGAAGAGCTGAAAGCATTGTTTTCCCTCGATGGCCGCCCCGTTGACGGAGAGCAGCTGAAAAGCGGCCCGGTTGCCTTTAATGATCCGCAACTCGCTATCAAGAACCAGCACCGGGTCTATGATGGCATCGAAGGTATACTGCCATTCGTCCAGAGCTCGTTGCAGAACCGGACTCATGGTTTGGGCGGCTCCCTCGGCTTTCGTGCCCGCTTGGGCTTCATTGCCGCTGGAAAGCAGCGCAGGCGCCGGGACCACAGAATTTTCCAACTGGAGCCGAGGCCGGATTCGGACGAAGTAATACAGGACCGAGAAGACGGCGTACGCGGCTAAAAAAAGAAGACCAAGGGTCAACACAGAACTGTTCACCGCACCTTTCCGGAAAAGAAGGGGGAGCGCTGTCTAAATATCCGCTCCCGAAAAAAATCGATCGTCTTCCGTCGACGATCAACAATCCGCACCTGCTCGGGAATAAGATCCGAGATACCGTTACGCATGATGGACATCTTATATTCTATGTTGGCAGCAAACCTATTGTCCAGATACCAAGCGTAAAAAAGCCCGAAAAAGAGCCCCGGTGGCGTAAATCCCTCACCGGGGTTGATCACCCGCGTATAGATCTGCTCCTTCTGCCACAAACGATGCATCCGGGAAAGCCGCAGGTAGACATCAATGTCCGATGGCTCAAGGAAGCTGACCAGCTGATCTGTATTCCTGACCCGGATCTGATATTTCCGCCCCACTACGTCATTGCCGCACAGCAGATCGGTCATCTGCTTTTCCTGGGCATAGTTGCCCAGGAGCGACTGTCCCAGGGCCACCAGGAACACCATCTCAAAGCGGTTGAGGTTATTGACCTGATCTTGCCGGATTTTAATCCGCTGATCGTGGGGGTCGTAAAAGGAAAAAATGTTGTCCCATTCCTGGCAGCGCTTCCACGATTCCGGTTCGACCAGGGTGATGCCGCGGATGAATTGCAGATGCTCCACGGGGATGTCGGGGTGGAGCCAGAGGATTTCCAGCACCCGTTCCAGCAGCCAGTTGCGCTCCATCTCCGTCATCTTGACCATGGCAAGCGACCCGGCCATAATCAGTTCCGTGCTGAGATAATGCAACTGCGAGCGGATTTTTTCATAGCGAAGACAGGGCGCCAGCTTGGGCTGGTACTCGCCCAAGGGTATAAAATCGGCATCCGGCAGCGTCTCCTTGCAGGCGGGTTGCTTGAGATAGCCGGCCCGCTGCAACGCCCACAAACCTTTGATCGCCCGGGCCAAGGCATCAGGGTCGTGTTGGATGGCGCCGCGCTGCCGCAACTGGTCATTGGAAAAGATCCTTGCCTCCACCGAGCCAAACCCCAGAGCTTGCACCCGGTTGCGGTCAATATAAATCGGCTCCTTGTCCTCGAGTGCATAGCGCTGGAGGATTGAACCGGGAATATCGGATAGGTCGAGACCCACCACATGCGAAAACAACCCATGAACCCCACCGGGAATGTTGCGATGATAGGCCCGAATCAGATCGGAGACGTAAAATTTTCGGTCCGGCGCGTCGCGGGCGGCGTCGGTCTCGCCTTTCTGCACCCAAATATTGGCAATCAGCACTTTAAGAGCCTTGGCATTCCCGCGGATGGCGTTGGCCAGGCCAGGCACCTGAAGAATGGGAATGATCGAGGTGTACAGACTGCCTGGAGCAAATAAAATAATGTCCGCCTGCTGTACCAGTTGAACCACCTCCGGGTGCAGGAAGGGACTGCGGCTGAACTCGACAATCACCCGGTCAACCGGACAGCCCCGGCGGGCCTTGCCCGATTTGTATTCGCTGGTGACCAGCACCCCGTTGTTGTAGAGCATCTGCAACTGGGAGAGCGTGGTGGTGCAGGGCAGAACCGCATGCTGCCGTACGCCGAGGCATGTCGAGAGTTCACCCAGCCCGCGCATCGTCGCCGTCCGCACCACCTGGTATGAAGCCAACAGCTGGGTGGGGGTCAAGGCGGAATCCAACTGTTTGTAGATGGCGGCGGCTAAAAAAAGATTACCCAGGCATTGGGGCCGGGATAGCGTCGGACGCAGGCGCGGATCGCTGTACAGCAGCGCGGTCAGCTCACTGAGGCAGGCAAGCAGCGGTTCAGGCAAATCCGCGAGAGCCGCGCCGGTATCCTGGAGTAATTGAGCCGCCGAAGCGGGACGGGTAATGAAGCGATAGTTGAACACCGCATGCAGAGCCGCCGCGCAGCGCCGGGCCGCGGCCCTATCCAGACCGTAAGTCCGGACGAGGTTTTCCCGGCGGATCGAGGAAATGAGCACATGACGGAAATCGCCAAGGGCAATCAGGGGGAGATCTTTTTGCAACTCACCGGTTGAACCGCCATCATCGGTAACGCAGACCACCGAACTGACCAGGGGAAAAACCTGTTTCAAGCCGGAAAAAGGGTTGTGCGCCCAGCCCAGACGGCGGGAGTCGCCGCCGACGATATTGGACAACCCGGTGCCACCCCCGAACACCACCACTTTGGCGGTGCTGGCGTCGAGCGATTCGATCTGCTGCCGGAGTTTACCAAAAAGCGCTGAGACCATCGGCGGGAGGCCGCTGGAGGTGTTGTCCAGCACAATCGAGGTCACCTTTTCCGCCAGGGTGCCTTCCGGGAGGACATCAAGGATGGAAAAACCATCCGAGGTCAGTAACTGCAACTGGTTCTTGAGCTGTTGCTGCCCGGCCATGAGCTCTCGCTACGGGGAAAGAGAATAAGAGAAAAGACGAGGTCCTGCGCCAAAAAACCTACACCAATGCGGCCCGCAGCAGCAGTTCCACTCTCTGCAGATCCTTGGGCGTGTCAACCTCCACCGAATCATGACCGGTCAACACCACCCGGATGGCATACCCAAATTCAAGGGCTCGCAATTGTTCCAGTTTTTCAAACCGTTCCCACTGCCCCTCCGGCAAGCCAACAAAGGTGACCAGAAACCCTTTGCGGTAGGCGTAAAACCCCAGGTGCTTGTAATAGGTTGGCTGCACCTTCTCCGCCGGATCCCGCTGAAAAGGGATCGGTGAGCGGGAAAAATACAGGGCATTGCCGTGGCAGTCGAACACGGTTTTAACATGATTGGGATCGGTGATCTCTTCCGGCCGGATAATTTTATAGATGAGCGTGGCCATCGGCAGCGAGGGGTCATCGATCAGCGGACGGGCCACCTGTTCAACAATTTCCGCTGGAAACAGGGGCTGATCGCCCTGGATATTGACGATCACGTCCTGATCGGCAATGGCGAGCGATTGA